CCTCGCCCGACTCGCGACCGCCACGACCGACGACTGGGCGGCGATGAACGGAGAGTATCGGAACATGATCCGGCTCAGGTGGGACGAACCTGCCCCGACCGTGTGCAACCCGAAGAAGGTTTACATGGTCCACCCGGACGAGTGCCGGAACATCTCCCTCGCGGAGGCGGCAGCGCTCCAGGGGTTCCCGCCGGACTACGTCTGGCATGGGAACGAGGGGGCCATCGCTCAGATGATCGCGAACGCCATGCCTGCGGAGATGGCCGCAGCGGTTGCGGGGGCGATAGCGTGAGGTTCCTGTGGTTCCTCCTCGGGTTCCTGCTCGGGGTCGTGGTGACGGCGCTCGGGCTGCTCTGGCTCGCGGCGATGGCGGTGGTCGCGTGACGCGGCGCCGTCTTCGTCCGAAGATCCGGGCGGCGCTCATGGAGGTTGAGTCGGCGACCCTTCGCCGCAAGGAGCTCTCGATCCTAAACGCGAGATGCCCAATATGCGACGCGCCCCTCTCCCAGAGCATGAGTGGCGAGAAGCACCTCCTCTATCATTTCGATTGCCGGGAGTGTGGGGCATGGGCGATCATTGGGGCGGCAGGTATCCGGGAGGCGATCCTCGGGTCTGCCGACCCGGATGACGGAGACGACACTGTACACGGGAGTGGGTTCCTATATCTCTGGTTCAACGCGGAGACCGGGCGCCTCGTCCCCTGCCCGACGGACGACGCATACCGGCGCAGGAAGGAGTTCCTAGCTCGCAAAGCGGCGGCGGTGATGACGTGACGCGGAAGTGGAACCTGCCTCTGACCTACGCGCCGAAGATCGCCGGGGTCTGCGACGGCTCGATCCGGCAGACGATCCGGGTCGGGCGGAAGTTCAGCCCGGGCGATCTGGTGTCGTTCCACGGCTGGAGCGGTCGCCCGTATCGCTCGACATGGTCGTTCCGGACGCCGTATGCGGCGCTGAAGGCCGTGATCCCGATCACGATCTACCCCGGAGGCATTGAGGCCCCTGGAGAGATCCGGTCGTGGGGTCTGCTCGATGAGATCGCACGGCTTGACGGCATCGAGCCGCCGACCGGGGAAGCGCTCTGTCGGGTGCTCTCGGGGATGCACAAGATCCCCTTCGCCGGCGTCGGAGCGCAGATTTTGAGGTGGTGAGTATGGGTGACAACGAACGGTGCCCGTGGTGCGGATCTCTCCTCCACAAGAACCAGATGGGGCGAGCGTGGTGCAGCGATAAGGTGCGCTGCAGATACACTCGTGCCGCGGACGGGAGCGAATACCGGTTCCAGCCCACCAGATGCGCCGGCGGATATGTTGACCCGGGATCATGGGGTACGGAGGTGTATACCCCATGAGCGGCCCCTACATCCCGGCCCGGATCCGCGGAGGAGCCCGGCCATCCGTCAGCGATTGCGTGGGGTGCCCCGACCTCGAAAACAAGCGGTATAACTACCGGAAGATCCGGATCTGCGGGGTCACTGGGACGACGTTCCGGCAGACCGCGACGTGCCCGAAGATGACGACGACGCGCCCGGAAATGGCGCCAATTTCAGGAGGCGATTATCAGTGAGTGCAAGCAATCAAGGACTGGCAGCGTTCGGCGTCGCTCCGGAGTGCGGGACCGCCTACCTCCTCGACCGGGAGATCGCCCGGATCATCGGTGAGGGGGAGGCGGGGCACATTCACGCCGTGGTGCGCGCCTGGGACCCGGTGGCCCCGGGGCGATACACAGTCGTTACGGCAAACGATGCCGATCCCGCGGTCTTACTGGAATGGCAGCGATTCAAGGCCTATAATCAGTACTGGGTGATCCGCGATGAGTCCTGAGCCGATGACCTGGTATCAAGGACACATGATCCCTCGTGCCGAATACGAGCGGATCATGGCGGGGGAAGCGCCCGCACAACCGGAGGGTAATGATGCGACGACGAATCACGACGGCTCACCCACTGATGGCGGTCCGGAGGCGACGAGTGCCGTGGAAGTCGGTACGGCGGGAGAGACATGTGCGGAACCTGCTCCGGCAGAACGCCCGGGCCCGGCACCGGCTGAGAGTGAAGAGAAAAACGAGGGTATAGCATCATGTGGTTTATTGGGGGTAAATGATGAGCAATCGGAAAACAGCGGTCAGAATGAGGCGCCAGAGGTGGCGCAAGAGTCCGTATCGGACGAGTATGTTCTCCCCCAGGATCCGGTGGGGACGGGTCATGAAGCCCAGGATCGCCCGGTTGAGGCGATCCACTCCGAGAGGAAGGTGGATCCGGATATTTCGAGCAATAGGGCTCTAAGTGACCCCACCCGGATCGGCATCCCGGAACAACTCAGGGGCTGCCAGTTCATCCTGGTAAAACCGAAGGACAAGCCGGCGATCGAGAAGGGCTGGCAGACGACCGCGAACTATGCGTATGATGACCCCCGGCTCCTGGCACACATCGCGGCCGGCGGGAACTACGGCGTGATGCCGGCGGGGGGAGTCTGTATCCTCGACGCAGACAAGACCGACCGGCTCATGGAGATGGGCGTGCTTGACCGGCTTATCGAGACGTTCGTCGTCCGGACCGGGAGGAAGGATGGGTTCGGTTCGCACTTCTATCTTCGGTGCCCCGACGCGCCGGCGGAGAAGCACATCCTCCGCGACCCCGAGACCCGGGAGGACCTCGGCGACCTGCGCGGGAGTGGCCATCCGTCGTTCTGCGTGGGACCGGGCTCCATCCATCCCTCCGGCGGACGCTACGAGATTGCGAACGATGCGCCGTTGCTGGAGATACCATGGGCTGAGTTGCAGGCCCTGGTCGTCGCCCCCTGCACCCCTCCGCAGCGGGAGATTACGGTCCCCCGCATCCCCCGGACGCCCCGGAGTATCACGATCTCGGACGCGCTCGACCTGCGGGTGACGGACTTCTTGATGCCCCTGAACCCGACCGTCCGAGATACTGGGGAGATCGAAGGGGTGCACCCTATACACGGCTCCGAGACGGGCACGAACCTGACGATATCGGCCGATAATCAAGAGTGGTGGTGTCGCCGGCACGAGACCGGGGGCGGGCCGCTGGAGGCCCTTGCGGTCGCTGAGAAGATCATCGATTGCGCGGATGCTCGGGCGGGATGCCTGCAGGGCCACTGGGCTGAGATCTTCGAGGCCCTGAAGGCTCACGGGTATGCGGAGCAGCTGAAAGAGTGGGAGTGGGAGACGGGGAAGCGTGAGGTCTTGATCGACGCCGTCGCGGGCGCCGAGGACTCTGAGCCGGCGCCGGCCGAGGTCCTCCGCCCGACGATCGTCTTGACTGGTCGGCACATGCACGAGGTGACGGAGGACGCGATCCGGGCGATCAGTGAGGCGAACGATCCGCCGATATTATTTCACCGGGCCGGCGCACCTGTGCGGGTCTGCCGGGACGAGCAGGACCGGGCAAAGATCCAGTCGCTCACCGAGCACGCGCTCCGCGGGGTTATGGACCGGGTTGCGGTCTGGCTCTCGATCAAGATGATGAAAGAAGGGGGATTTAAAGAGATCCCGGAGTATCCTCCGATCTCGATTGTCCGCGATATCCTCGGTCAACCTTCCGATGAATGGCGGCTCCCTCCCCTTGTCGGGATTGCGACGTCTCCGATCTTGCACCTGGACGGCACGATCCACGCGACCGTAGGGTACGACGAGGTGACGCGGATGTACCTCATGCCGGAGCCCGGGTTCATGCTCGCCCCGGTGCCCGACGATCCGACACACGATGAGGTTGAGGCCGCGAAGGACTTGATTCTGGAGATCTTCTGGGACTTTCCGTTCGTGGATGAGGCCAGCCGGTGGAACGCGGTCGGGGCATTCTTGACCGGGGTGTTCCGTCCGATCATCGACGGCCCGTGCCCGTGCTGGCTGCTCACAAAGCCGCAGGCCGGGTCGGGCGCGTCACTGATGCAGAACGCGGTGTATATGGCGATCACGGGGGTGACTCCGCCGGCGAGCGTGACCCCGAAGACGAAGGAGGAGTGGAGTAAGCGGATCATGTCAATCCTGCGCGGCGGGTCGCCCCTCCATATCTGGGATAACCTCGAAGGAAGTCTCAAGTCGGATGTCCTGGCGTCGCTCCTGACGGCCCGGGAATGGAGCGATCGTATCCTCGGCGTCACAGAGGACGCAGCACTGCCGGCCCGGACCGTCTGGTTCGGCAACGGGAACAATGTGCAGATCGGGGGGGACCTCGCTCGCCGGGTGATCCTCTCACGCATCGACGCCGAGGTGGCTATGCCGTGGCTCCGGGAGGACTTCCGACACCCGGACCTGATACTGTGGGTCCGGGAGAACCGGGGTCGCCTGATCGCCGCTGCGTTGACGCTCGGTCTTGCCTGGGTGAGGGCCGGGTGTCCGGAGCCGGAGAAGGTGTCTCCCCTCGGCGGGTTCGAGGGGTGGCGGCATGTCGTCGGGGGGGTCCTGGAGTATGCGGGCGCGACTGAGTTCATGGCGAACGCGATGGATGTCTTCGTCGAGGGAGACTCGGACCTCCGCCAGTGGGAGGGGTTCTTGTCTGCGGTGTTCGACGAGTTTGGCTCGAACCCATGGACGGTCTCCGACCTTAAGGTTCGGCTCGACCGGGAGGTGAAAGAGGTGACTTCGTTCCGGACCCTGATCCACGAGACGCTGCCGGACGATATCTCCGACGCCTTCGCGGACCCGCACAGGTCCTTCTCGAAGGTATGCGGCAAGGCCCTCGCGCGACAGGAGGGGAGGAGGTTCCCATCCGGGCTCATGCTCCACCGGGGGAAGACTGTGCAGCGGGCTACCCAGTGGGTGATCGTGCAGACGAAAGGCGAAGATCAGGTGCTCACAGATGGAGGTGAGGGGAAATGAAACTCACAAAAATTTTACCGGGAAACAAACTCACCAAACTCACAAACTCACTACGACGAAATAGCGACGCGGAACACACCCGAAAACAAACTCACCAAACTCACAAACTCACGGATAATTTAGACAGAAACAAACTCACCAAACTCACTCCAAAAATGAAACTCACTTATTTTTTAGCCGAGTCCCGGTGCCGGATTGAGGAGATACCTCATTATATGAGATATCTCTTTTTCTCTAGTGAGTTTGTGAGTTTAGAGTGGGTAGTAACGTGTGAAGAAAAAATAGGAGGCGCATATATACAGTACAGGAACCGCCCACGGCAAACTCACCAAACTCACAAACTCACTTTGCTGCAGGGGGCGGTCTGAGTGGTGGCCACTACTCCCGCCTCCCGCAAGGCTAAGGGCAGGCGGTTCCAGCAGGCGGTCCGGCAGGACCTGATCGACCGCCTCGATATCCACGAGGGCGACATCCTCAGCACGGCGATGGGGCAGGCAGGCTGCGACCTCTACCTCTCCCCCGCCGCCCGGGCGCGGTTCCCGTTTGCCGTCGAGTGCAAGCATCAGGAGACAATCTCGCTACCGGCCTGGTGGCAACAATGCACCGCGAACGCCGAGGCGGAGGGGCTCGCCCCCCTCCTCGTCCTGAAGCAGAGCCGCCGGGAGCCGCTCGCCGTGCTCCGGTGGGAGGACCTCCTCGCGCTGCTCCAGAACATCCCGGCAAATTTACCGGAAGGTTCCGACGGGGGAGGGGCATGACCAGGATCATCCGTGTCGAACTCTGCGACGAGTGCCCTCATGCCGCCGGCTCCCGGAGCTGCCGGGCAAGCCAGTGGTGCGATGAGGGCGGCATCCTCCGCTGTCGAAAGTTCACTGACTACCCTCTCATCCCAGACTGGTGCCCGCTGGAGCAGGTCGCCCCTGACTGGCGCCCGCCGGCAGAGGGGGGTGAGCAGCCATGACCCCGCCGCCCGGCCACATCCGTCCCGACGGCCGCGGCGGACTCCGCGTGATGATCGAGGAGGTCGAGCACTGGTTCGCCCCCGTCGACGCCGCCCGCCTCCTCCAGGAGAATGCATTTGCCTTCCTCTACGACCCCGACCCGGCACCCCTGCTCCGATGTGAGCCGCGCCGCCGGACCGGTCACGTCTTCCCCTCCAACCCTGCCGGCACCGAGACACCGCACCTCCTGATCACCGTCTACCCGGACCGGCGATACCTCGCCCTTACCGCCGAGGTGCGCGAAGTCCGGGAAGGAACGAGGGACATCTGCAAGGTGGTGAGCGCATGAACGACGAAGGGACAATGCACGAGGGACAAGATCGCAATTCGCAGGTTCGGGGCCCGTATATCGACCGAGACGTTGCCGCTGAATTAGCATATCTCAGGGTTATGTGGAGAATGCAGACTGTGTCTGACGTTATCCGCGACCTGATCGATCAGTATAAGAACTCGCGGTCAGAACTGTCAAAATAGTCAAAACAGACAGTTTCACACCTCTTTTTAAGTTTCGGGGTTATATACCTCTCTGATCATATGGGGGACATCGAAGAGCGGCGGCGAACGGCCGAGGAGATCATCGCGTATCTCCGGGGTAAGGGTTACATCAAGACCCGAGCTGAGATCGACAGTCGGACCGGAGAGTGCCGGATCTCCATGATCCATGTGGACGGAGACCCCCTCTGGATTAACCTCCGTGACCTGCCGCCGTCGGTCCTCGCCGAGTTCTGCAACGTCTACGAGGAGATTCACGCGCTTGGGTTCGGCCTCATCCATTCCTGCACTCGGCTTCGGCCGCTCCGCTACAGCGAGATTGCAAAGGAGGACTTCAGCCCGGATCTGATCGCGGACCTACAGCACGAATACCACTATTATTGGGGCGCGTTCTGGGTGCTCCGGATTGTGATCGCCCTGGCGCTCCTCCTCATCACGGGCAGCCTGGAGGCCGTAGCGCACCTCCTGGGGTGGTGAGGATCGGGTCCCGGAACGATGGGGCAAAAACTGCCCCGGAGAAGGTCCCGGCAGCCATCAGGCGAGAGAGGACCCTGGAACTCCGGGCCTCGGGGCGGTCCATCCGCTCGATTGCTGACGAGCTGAAGATCTCGAAGTCTCAGGTCCAGCGGGACATTGAGAAGGAACTGAAAGCGGCCGCAGAGGGGCGCAAGAAGATCGCAGGACTCATCATCGATCTCGAGCTCGCGAAACTCGACGCACTCGAAGAGAAGGCCTGGGAACACATCACCGACGGGGAACTCTCTGCGATCGATCGCGTGCTTCGAGCCATGGAACGCCGGGCGAAACTGCTCGGACTCGACAAGACCGGTGAGGCAGGTGACACTGGTTCGCTCGACGACCTGGTCGCAGCCATCGAGCAGATGAGGGAGGGCCAGCCGAGTGGCGATTAAGTGGGGCCGGTTCTCTCCCAAAGCGCTCCGGTCCATCCGCGAGAGCACCCGGCGGCTCAATATCTGGCATGGAGCGGTCCGGTCTTCCAAGACCGTCTCCTCCAGCGTCCGGTTCCTGGAGTTCATCGCCACCGCTCCCCCGGGCGACATCCTGATCAGCGGCAAGACCGAGCGGACCGTCTACCGCAACATCCTCCGGCCGATCCAGGACATTGTCGGCCGCGGGAACTTCCACTATGCCCGGAACACCGGGGAGTGCACGATCGCCGGCCGGCTCTGTTACGTTGCCGGCGCCAATGACGAGCGAGCCGAAGAGAAGATCCGGGGCATGACCCTGATCGGCGCCTACGTCGACGAGGCCACGATCCTGCCTGAATCCTACTTCCGGATGCTCGGCACCCGGCTCTCCCTGCCCGGCGCGAAGATGTTCGTCACCACGAACCCCGACGGCCCGTTTCACTGGCTGTACACCGATTACATCCAGAACCCCGATATCGATGCTGCGGTCTTCCACTTTGAGCTCGATGACAACCCGGCGCTCTCGGAGGAGTACAAGGCGGCGTTGAAGGCGGAGTACTCGGGCCTCTGGTACCAGCGGTTCATCCTCGGGCTCTGGGTGCAGGCGGAGGGCGCGATCTACGATATGTGGGACGAGAGCAAGCACGTCCTCGCCGAGCCGCCGGGCCGGGCCGAGGCGTACTACGTCGCGATCGACTACGGGACCAGCAACCCGACGGTCTTCGGGCTCTTCGGGGTCCGGGGGAAGGTCGCCTGGATGGAGCGGGAGTACTACTACGACCCGGGCAAGACCGGCCGGCAGAAGACCGACGCGGAGTACTCGAAGGCCCTTGCCGAGTTCCTCAACGGCATCGCCCCCAGGTCGATCATCGTCGACCCGTCGGCCCTCTCCTTCAAGGTCCAGCTCCGCCGGGACGGGTTCGAGAACGTCAAGAACGCCGACAACGCCGTCATCGACGGGATCCGCACCCAGAGCAGCATGCTGCACCAGGGGAGGTACTTCGTCCTCCGCTGCTGCACCCACACGATCGAAGAGTACGGAGCGTACGTCTGGGATGCCAAGGCGCAGCAGAAGGGCGAAGACAAGCCCGTGAAAGAGAACGACCACAGCAAAGACGCGGAACGTTATTTCCTGCACACGGTCTTCGGCAAGGGACCGGGGATCTCGTTCCTGAGGTGACACATGACAAACGACTCACTGTATATATTGGTCTGCTCAATCTGCGGCCATCCGCTGGAGAAATGGCAGATCGCAGGAGAGACACTCGACACGACACTGATCGACTACGACGAGCGTGCGCTCATCGATATCAGACTCATTCTCTGTGCTGAGTGCCACGAGAAGATCAAGGTCTACGCAAACAGCTCAGTCGAGGAGGCCGTCGCACGGATGGAACACGATGCGGCATGAAACTACTCGCAGAGAACATCGATGCCTGTGACGTCAGTCAGACGATCGCAACCCTGATCGCGAACCACGACCCGTCTCTCATGCTCGTCGGGGTGGACTACTATAACAACGACACTCACATCAAGGACCGGCAGATCTGGTACTACGAGGACGGGCAGAAGAAGATCGATACCGAGGCCACGAACCATCGAGTCTCGCACAACTGGCACAAAATCCTAGTCGATCAGAAAGTCGCCTACCTCCTCGGGCGCCCGCCGCTGATCAGCGCCGAAGACGAGCAGTTCGCCAAACACCTGAACGCCCTCCTCGACGAGACCTGGGATGACCAGCTGCAGGAACTCGCGAAGAACGCCAGCAACAAGGGCGTCGAATGGCTCATGCCGTTCATTGACGGAGTAGGCAATTTCCGGTATATCATCATCCCCGCGGAACAGTGTATCCCGATCTACGAGACCGACTATGAGGAAGAGCTCGTCGCCATGCTCCGGTACTACCCGGCCGTGGTCGACGGGGAGCAGAAGATCCGGGCGGAATGGTGGACCGCCGACGGTGTCTCGACCTACATCGAGGCAGAGGGGGGGACCTATAAACTCGAGTCCGAGGACGGCCATTTCCTTCAGAACAGGGCCCCGATGGGGTGGGGCAGGGTCCCATTCGTCGAGTTCCCAAATAACGTAGACCGGTTCGCCGACCTGAAGTATTACAAAGAACAGATCGACGTCTATGACATCATCGTCAGCGATCTCGCCAATGACCTGACGGATGTCCAGAAGTTGATTTTCGTGCTCAAGGGGTATGGGGGGCAGAATCTCGCGGAATTCCTACAGAATCTCCGATACTACCGGGCGATCCAGGTGGACCCCGAAGCGGGTGCTGGCGTCGAGACCCTCAGCGCGGACCCGCCGATCACCGCGATCGATTCCTCCCTGGACCGCCTGGAGGAGAACATCTACCTATTCGGGCAGGGGGTGAATACCAAGACCGACAAGTTCGGATCGGCCCCGAGCGGGATCGCGCTCAAGTTCCTCTACACCCTCCTGGACCTGAAGAGCAACATCATGGCGCGCCGGTTCTCAGTCGCCATCAAGACCTTCTGCTGGTTCGCTGCCAAGTATCTGGAGATTAAGGGTGTCGGCACCTTCGACCCGCACGGCGTGAAGATCACGTACAACAAATCCCTGCTCATCAACGACCTCGAGATCTCGCAGATTGCAGAGTCGAGCATGGGAGTCATCTCGCAGGAGACCATCGTCGCTCATCACCCTTGGGTGGATGACGTGCAGGCCGAGTTGAAGCGGCTGCAGGCCGAGCAGGAGAGCAGGGTCGATCTCTCCGGATACCTGCAGGAGGGCGATGAGCAAGAGGGCGATGAGCAAGAGGGCGATGGCGAGAGCGAGCCCCCCGGAGCGGGGGAGTAACCATGCCCCACTTCACCCTCTGGTTTGAGACCGAGGCGCTCCGGGACCGGTTCCTGCCGATCATCCTTCTCCGGATCCCTCCCTGGTTCGAGTTCTCAGCCTGCACCGGGACGCCAGACGTCACTATCGGCACCGAGGAGGTCGATCGGGGGTTCCCGTTCCCGGTCCAGCCGGGCACTGTCTATATCTTCGACGACGAGATCTCGGCGCGAGCGGTAGGGCTCGCGGGCCCGATGCGGGCAAGCATCCGGGTCCGGGCAATTGACTCCGACAACGTCCTGGTGATGCGCATCTGGCACGAGCTCCTGCACGCGGTCGGCCAGCCAGCCGATGACATGGTCCCGCTCGCCCCGGAATGGCAGACCCCGTGGGAGCGGCTCCTGTGGGTAGTCTGGCGCTGGTTCGGCGACTCGGTCGACGTCCCCTTCTGGCACGAGCGGTTCTATGCGTGGCTGACTCGCCGGGCGATGGAGGGGGATACGTGAGGGTCGTCTGCCCAAAGTGCGGCAGCCCCCACGTTTGGATATGCAACGACTGGGTGGACACTACGATCACGGACGAGGGTATATGGCTAGAGGGTGCGGGAATCGCCTGCGAATGTCATATGTGCTATTCCACATTCGAGGTCCGCGCCACCGGATTTTCGCTGCAGGGAGAAGGTGACTGACGTATGGAGAAAGCGTTCCTCAACCTCGACAAGCAAACGGCCCGCCTCATCAGAACAGCCGAGCGGAACGTCGGGCAGCAGTACGGGCAGATGCTGAGGGAGGTCCGGGAGGTCCTCCAGCGAACGTACGGTCGTTACTCGCTTTCTGATGGGACCCTGACGTACTCACAGATGGTACGATATGGGCGTATCGACACCCTGAACGCAGACGTCGAGGAGATCACCCGAAAATACTCCGGCCTCGTCGCGGGCGAGATCCGGGGGGATCTCCGGAAGACCGTTTTGGGTTCATTCGAGGGCACTCGGGGGGCACTGGAGGCGGCGGCGGGTCGTAAGATTCGAGGGATCCTGAAACCTGAGATCGTCGCCGCGATCCTGCAGAACCCGGTCAGCGGGCTCACGCTGAACGAGCGGCTGGCGGTCCGGCGCTACGAGACGATCACCACTATCCGGCAGGAGATGACCCGGGGGCTGGTCCGTGGCGATCGTTACCGGGACATCGCCCGCCGTCTCCAAAACACACTGGAGATCGATGCCGGCAAGGCGACCCGCATCGTCCGGACCGAGGGGCACCGATGCATGGAGGCAGGGAAAAAGGCGTCGCTCGATAGCGCCGCAAACCAGGGTATCGAGACCCGGAAGTGGTGGAAGCACAGCGCCGACGAGCGGGTCCGCGCCAGCCATAAGTATATGGGGCAGAAGTACAGCAAGGAGAACGCTATCCCTTACGACGAGGATTTTGTCAACGACCTCACCGGCGGGGTCGGTCCGCACCCCGGCGCTCTGGGAACGGCCGAAGATGATATAAACGACCGATGCATAATGGTCATTGAGGTAGGGCCGTGATCCGGAAAATTATCATCCTGGTTGTTCTGGGGGTCGCGATAGTCGCGGGGAGTGGGTGCGTATCTGAAAGTTATGCAAGCGCAGAAGAGCCAGAGGTGCAGTGGGCGAAGGAGGTTACGGTCAAATGCGCCGAACAGGCAATCGGGTATAAAATTTTGCCAAACCTGGACGATCACCACCTAACGACGGAACCCGCTGGGACGATTGGCAGGACCGTCCATGACTTCCGGGTGAAGGGGACGGTGTACCGGGAATATGATGGTCGGGGATATGATGTCAGCGCGACGTTTAGAGTACAGGAGTTAGCCGGGCAGAATATTGATGTTGAGATGCGCCTCATGTCTGTTAACGGGAAAAGAGTTGAGATCCCAGAATTGACCGCTCGCTTTTGAACAAACCCACTTCAATTTTTAGGTATATCGGCGCACCCAAAAACCCGGGCATCTAAACTGTCAATACTGTCAAAACCGTCATTTTCCCACCTATTTTTAAATTCAGACTCCTATTCTACTGTATCGCCATGCCCGGGGCGCGATCGGGCCTGTTTTCGTGGACGCGACCACGTAAAAAAGCGAAACAGCGGAAAGGAGCCAGCAGATGCCAAAGACCCTCAAAGAATTACTCGGAGAGGACCTGTACGACCAGGTCAAGGAGAGAATTGGAACCACCGAGATCACTGTTGTCGACCCCGACAACCCGATGGTCCCGAAGCGTCGCCTTGACGAGGTGATCCTCGAACGGAACCGGTACAAGGACCTCGCGGCCGAGCATGAGAACCAGCTCAACGACCTGAAAGTCGGGTTGAAGGACAACGACTCGCTCAAGGCGCAGATCGCCGACCTCCTGGCCAAGAACAGCAAGGCCTCCGAGGAATACGAGGCGCACCTCAAGGAGCAGCGGTACTCGTTCGCGATCGAGCGGGCGGTAGGCAAGGCCGACGCCCGGAACATCAAGGCTGTCATAGCATTGCTGGATAAATCGAAGATCTCGCTCGACGGTGAGAACCTGCTCGGATTCGACGCGCAGATCGCGGCACTCAAGGAGAGCGACCCGTATCTCTTCGGTGTCGAACTGAAGGGGAGGACGCCGGAAGGCACCGGGAAGTCCCAGCAGGCCCAGGAGAATCCGTGGAAGAAGGAGACCTGGAACCTTACCAAGCAGGGCGAGATCACCAAAACAGACCCTGACCTCGCCGCAAAACTGAGGGCGCAGGCAGGGGTGAGGTAAGCAAACAATGACCTACACAAAAGTAGCGGACGTTATTGTCCCGGAAGTGTTTAACCCGTACGTCATCGAACGGACGGCAGAACTGAGCGCTCTGGTACAGAGCGGGATCATCGAGACCAGCCCGGAACTCGACAAGCTCGCGTCGGGAGGCGGCCGGCTCATTGACATGCCGTACTGGCAGGATCTCGCCGGCGAGGACGAGTTGCTCTCAGACACCAGCGACCTGACCCCGGCCAAGATCGAGGCCGGCCAGGACCAGGCTGTGCTCCTGATGCGCGGCCGGGCATGGGGCGCGACCGATCTCGCCAAAGCTCTCTCCGGCGACGACCCGATGGGCGCGATCGCCAACCTTGTGGCGGAGTACTGGGCGCGTCGCCGGCAGGCGACCCTGCTTGCGATCCTTGAAGGGGTCTTCGCCGCATCCGACGGCTCGATGGCGGACAACACCCATGACATCTCCGAGGCAGACGAGAGCACGTGGACGGCAGAGACGTTCATCGACGCCTCATATCGTCTCGGGGACGCCGAGTCGAAGCTTACAGGAGTCATGGTCCACTCCGCCACGCTCGCCAGCCTGCGAAAACTGGACCTGATCGAGTTCGCACCTGACAGCGAGGGACGGGCGTCGATCCCGACCTACCTCGGAAAGCGGGTCCTGGTGGACGATGCCTCGCCGACCAGCGAAGGGGTGTACACCACCTATCTCTTCGGGCAGGGTGCGATCGGGCTTGGAAACGGGGCTCCGGCGACCCCCACAGAGACGGGGCGGAACCAGTTAGGGGGGATCGACTACCTCATCAATCGGCAGCACTTCCTCCTCCACCCGCGCGGAGTTGCCTGGCAGGATGCAGATGTCACGCTCACCACGCCGAAGAACCCCTCGAACGCCGACCTCGCGAAAGGAGCGAACTGGTCCCGGGTCTACGAGGCAAAGAACGTCCGGATTGTTGCGTTCAAGCACAAGCTGGAGTAACCAGGGGGCTTGACACACGATGGGGTTAGAGGACAAGTTTGGGAAGATCCCGCTCCGGCGGATCTTCCGACCCTTCTTCGCGGCGCTCCTTGACCCGGAGAACGGGCACGACCACGACGGGGTGAACAGCAAGGCGCTGTCCCCCGCAGCCGTGGTCGAGAACAACTCGATAATCACTGCAAAGATCCAGGACGGTGCAGTCACCGGGGACAAGATCGCCGCAAACGCAGTTACCACGGCTAAGTTGGCTGACGGAGCTGTTACTGGCGCGAAGATTCCCGCGCAGAACATCACGACCACCCACCTGGCCGATGAGAACGTCACTGCCCCGAAGGTCGCCGACGGCGCTGTGACGGCAGGCAAGATCGGAGCCGGTGCAGTTGTCGAGGCAAAGCTCGGTGACGGCGCAGTCACCGCGGCAAAGATCGGAGCGTCTGCAGTCGAAGAGGCAAAGATCAACGACGGTGCTGTGACTGCAGGTAAGATCGGAGCCGGTGCAGTTGTCGAGGCAAAGCTCGGTGACGGCGCAGTCACCGCGGCAAAGATAGGGGCGTCTGCGGTCGAAGAGGCAAAGATCAACGACGGTGCTGTGACGGCAGGCAAGATCGGGGCCGGTGCAGTCACCGCAGTGGCGCTCAACGCCGACGTTGCCGGCAACGGCGTAGGCCTCAACACGGGGACAAATGCGATCGAGGTCAAGGTCGACGACGCCACCATTGAGATCTCCAGCGACACGCTCCAGGTCAAGGCTGGGAGTGTAGACACTACTCAGCTCACCGACGACGCGGTCACCAACGACAAGCTCGCGAACATCATCCAGGGGTCGGTGAAAGTAGGTGGCGCCAACGACGCCCCGACTGACTTGGATGCCTCCGGGGACGGAATGATCCTGATTGGAGATGGAACGGATCTGAAGAGCGTTGCAGTCACGGGCGATGTCACCATTACGAACGCCGGAGTCACGGCGATCGGAGCCGGAAAAGTCACCAGCGCCATGCTCGCCAGCGACGCAAATCTCGCAGCCGTGATCGCTGCAGGGTTTGGGGCAACCCGGACTGTGGCGCAGGATGCCGGCAGCACCGTCGAGTTACTGGTCGCCGACCCCGCCGAGGACCGTGCGTGCCTGGTCATGGTACTGGTCAAGGTCTCGCTGGCCGGGGGCGCGGCGTTCTCGATCCAGGACGCTGACGGAACCGAGATGCTCGCTGTGCCTCCGGATACAGCAGCCGGCTCCGTGCTCACCGGGGCAGGCGTGCTCGCCGTGACCAAGGCGCTGAACATCGTGCCCACCGCCGGCGACGCGGGCGAGATCCAGGCATTTGTACTGAGTCTGCCGGCCGCCTGATATGGGTGATCGGGATGGGCGGTAAACCGAGTAAGAGGACCCCGAAAGACCGGCGGCTGAAGGAGAACCAGAGACGGAGGAGACGATGACAGCAAATTACGTGACAGACACTTACGACACAGTCGACGACCTCGCCGCAGCCATTGAGGAGATCCCGACGACAACCCCGATCCAGGTCGTTCCTCTGCCTTACTGGAACGCTCACCGCTACAAGAACGACTACAAGTATCTGGTAATCCAGGGGGCCTGATGCCGGCTGAGGAGGCGCTCCGGCTGGCGTACATCGCGTTGATTGAGAACGAGTGTAACCGCTCGTTCGCCGACGGCCTCCCGCCGGACATCGAACACATCCTCCTCCCGTACCTGATGCAGCACCACGGGCGTGACCCGAACATCGCGAGCCAGTCCGTCTCAGATATGTCGGTCTCGTTCAAGACCGACGGGATGCCAGCCTCGATGCGGCGGATCATCCAGAAGTACCGGAGGGCCTATCGGTGACAACGACGGGGGACAAGTTCAACCGGATCCCTGACCTGGTGAGGGAACTCAACTACCTCGCCACGCACCAGGTGCAGATCGGGATCTTCGCCGACGCCGAACGGAACGACAACGTTCCGATGCTCGTGATCGCGTATGCGCACGAGTTCGGGGCAACGATCCCCACTCGTGACGGCTCGTTCAACATCCCGGAACGCTCGTTCCTGCGGGCAGGGTTCGACGCTAACGCCGACGAGATCCGGGAGAAGATGAAGCACCTCCTCGGTCTGGTCCTCGAGGGCAAGACTACGGGGCGACATGCGCTCAACGCCCTCGGGGGATTCGTCGCCACCCGGATCCAGGCGTACCTCACTGACCTCAAGACCCCCCCACTCGCCGAATCGACCATCAAGCGTAAGGGGAGCAGCAACCCGCTGATCGACACCGGGCAACTCCGGGACTCGATTACCTGGCAGGTGGTACCGGTATGATCGGCGCGACGGTGACCTGGCACGGGCAGGACTACGAACTCAAGGAGGTCCTCCCGCACGACGGCCACTTTGTCTGGGACTCCGTCTTCGCGATGTGGGGCGGGACCTACACGTTCCGTCTCCCGGGCGAAGGGTATCGCGACTGGGAGCAGGGCGGTATCTGGGTCCCCGGTGAGCCGACGGAGACGGAGATCGAGGCAATCGTCCTCCCGCTCTCCAAGAGCGACCTCAAGTACGACGTCGGCGGGACCTACACCCGGCAGGACGTCAAGGTCTACATCCAGTGCCCGAACGGCGGGTTCAGGGTCTACTTCGCCCGGCGTATTGAGGAGGGGTCTTGATGTACGACGTGATCGGGCTCCGCAACTGGCTGGTCGGGCAGCTCTACCATTGCCTGACGAAGCCGGTCGTCCCGAACGACGACAGCCCGCGGCCGGCGAAACCCTTCCTCGCCTACACCATCACCTCGCCCTACATACCGCAGGCCGCTCCGCCGGTCATCGAGTACTCGGACGTCGTGAAGGTCCCGCCGGCGGAGGAGGGGGAGGAGCCCGGCGCCCCGGAGAACTGGAGCCGGAAACAGCGCACCGAGTACCCGACGATCGTCTGGAGTTTCACGGCCGTCGCCGACACCCAGCAGGGGTGCTATGAGGCGGTCATGCAAGCGCGGCGATGGTTCGCGCTGGGTGCCGGCGACGGGCTGAAGGCCCGGGGCATCGTCGTCGCCCGACTCGAACCGGTGCAGGACCGGTCTCTGATCCTCGACGAGACGCAGGCCGAGTATCGGGCCGGGTTCGACGTGGTGCTTCGGGTCTGCAGCCAGATCAGTATCGACATTGAGACCATCGAAATGGTGGAGTATGGCTCCACCAGGAGTGATTCATGACAATCGAAGATGTGCAGGTGGTAATCACCCGCGAAACGACCCCGGTCACGCAGGCCGGGTTCGGGCTCCCGCTCATCGTGGGAGCGAAAGGCACGACGACCTACGACACCCTCGGGTACTGTATCTGCAACACCCTCGCCGATGTTGCGGCCCTGGTCCCGGCGGATGGGGAGGACCCGGGCACGGCAGGGACCGAAGTCTACAAGATCGCGCAGAAGATCTTCGCGCAGACCCCTGCCCCGGAGAAGATCGCGGTCGTCTGGCTCAACATGACCTCGCCGGAGACGCTCACAACGGCGCTGACGGCGCTCATGGCGGCCGGGCACAACGACTGGTACTTCCTCCTCTCGGAGAGCCAGACGGCAGCGAACGTAGACGCGCTTGCAGCCTATGCGGCAGCGAACGGCAAACTCTACTTCGGCAGTATGACGGACACGGCGTTCGCGACGCTCGACGACGCGACGCTCGCCCTCGATAGGGCGGTCATCCTCTGTCACAAGAGTGCAGCGACCCAGTACCCTGCAGAAGCCTGGGTCGGCCGGTGCGCTCCGGAGCTCCCCGGCTCGATCACCTGGAAGTTCAAGACGCTGTCCGGGATCTCGGTCTCCGGCTACACCCCGACGGAGATTGCTGCAATCAAGGAGCAGCACGGCAACGTGGTCATCTCCCAGGGCGGCATCCTCCACACGACCGAAGGAACCGTTCTCTCGGGCGAGTACATCGACGTTATCCGGTCCCAGGACTGGGTCAAGGCCCGGATTGCCGAAGGCGTGTTCCGGCTGCTCGCGACGTCGCCGAAGGTCCCGTACGACGACCGGGGGATCGCGATGGTCCTCTCCGAGGTCCAGGGCGTCATGCAGCAGGCGACGGCGCAGGGCATCATTGCCCGCGACGCGGACGGGAACGGCATGTGGTCCGTGACCGCCCCGAAGCGGAGCGAGATCGCCGCGAACACCATCGCCACCCGGGTCCTGCCGGACGTCGAGTTCGAGTTCACCCTCGCCGGCGCGATTCACAGCGTGACCGTGCGCGGCGTGATCAGTGTGTGAGGTGAGAAGAGATGACTGTCAGAAACTACGACCCTGAAGACTATATGCTCGTATTCGCCGGCCGGACCATCACCGGTCTTGCCGACGGAACCCCGATCACTGCCGGGAAGGACGCGAACCGGTGGGAGACGCACGTCGGCGCACAGGGAGAGGTGTCGCGGTCCCGGAACCGGAACCCGCTCGGCCACATCACTGTGACCCTCAAGCGGACCAGCCCGGACTTTGCGTACCTGATCCAGAAGGCGAACAGCGACGACGTTGACCCGGTGCACCTCGTGGACCGAAACACCAGTGAGTTCACCGCCGGTGGGTCCGAAGCCTGGGTTGAGAAACTCCCGGACCTCTCCACCGCTGCGGGGGACAGCGTGCCGGACATTGAGATCACGTTCCGCATCGCGGACTACGAGGTGCGGTGATGTCCGAGAAGAAGGTCGAGATCCGGGGTGTCGAGTACACCCTGAAGAAGATCCCGCCCCGGGAATGGGCGCGGCTCCGGGACCGGTGCAAGAACCGGTTTGGGAACATCATCGAGGAGAAATTCCTCGCGGAGATCTTCGAGCACCTGGTCGTGAACCCTCGTGTTTCGCTTGACGATTTCGAGGACTGGGATGTTTGCCAGGAGGTCGCGAACGCTGCGATAGAGTTTCAACTCGGCGCAGGTCTCGCAGAGTAGAAGCGAATACCGGCAGTTAGCGCGGAAGAATTGGTGGTTCTGGCGTCTGGTCCTCTCCGACACCGGGATCACCTACGCCGACGCATCCCGGATGAGCGACGAGGAGATCGAGGAGGCAAACGCCGCGCTTGACCTCTACCAGGAGCAGATGATGAAGAACATGCCACGGAGGCGACGATAATGGCACTACGGTCTTTGACGATTGAACTCGGGCTTGCGGACGACGTCAGCAACAAACTCCGGGCTATTGACAACCAGATCGATGGCATGGAATCCGGGCTCGTCGGTGTGCAGGACGAGTTCGACGCCCTCGAAACGTCCACGAAAGAGTATGCCCGCGTCGCCGGCAAGGAGATCGAGGGTATCGAGGACGACGTCGCCGGGCTCGAAGATCAGGTCGACGCCGCCGCCGACGCCACTAAGGACGCAGCCGACGTAACCGCCCGTTCCGCCAAAGACATGGCCGAGAGTTGGGGGAAGGTTGGTGCGGCCGTTGGTGCGGCTGGAATCGCAACAGAGGCGTATCTCCGCTCACAGCAGGACATGTACTTCGCCGCCGACAAGATCGCCTACATCACGGGTATGGACCGGCGAGAGGTGATTGGCCTCGCGGCGGACCTGAACGACCTCTCTACGTCCCTCAAAGACGCATATGGCGTCATGGAGATCGGGGCGAAGCAGGGACTCATGACGAAGGACGAACTCACCGAATACGTCCAGTTCTGGAGTTCTATCGCGACGGTCTCGGGGGAGGACGCCACAAACCTTGCGCGTCTGGGTATGTCTCTCCGGTCGGTCGGCATCGAGGCATCGAACATCGGCGACGCGTCCGGTGTCCTTGGTTTCACCTTGCAGCGCGCGGACGAGGAGGGGGTCGCGCGATACCTCGATAAACTCGGGGATATCGCGAAGCGTTCTGAGAAGATCGGGTATAACTTTTCAGTCGAAGACACGGCCATCATGCTCGCGGCCGTTGGTGAGCGGGGCATCGAGACAACGAAGGCCGTCGAGCACCTCGAATCGGCGATGACTGACGCGAAGGGGGATACGACCTCCCTCTTCCACCTACTCGGGATCACTGAGGATCAGGTGGGCCGGCTGAGTGCCGAAATCAACGAGGGCGCGGACTACATCGCCTCTATGAACGATAGCTTTGACAAGACGCGGACCCCGCTCCAGGGCGTGCAGACAGAGGTAGGAAAACTCGCGCACACCCTGGGGAACGACTTCAACCCGCTCATAGAGGCTGGAAGTCTCGCCATGACCGGGGCATCATCGGTCATGCTTACGGCGGCGAGCGCGGCCTACCTCTACAGCGTGGCGTCGACCACAACCCTGATCCCCTCCCTCGCGTCTGCGACTGCCTCGGCATGGGCGTTCACCACGGCTCTCCTGGCAAACCCGCTTACGTGGATCGTTGTCGGGATCGTCGCGCTCGGAGCGGCACTCTACCTCCTGGCATCGAATTGGGATGACATCTCCGGCTGGTTCATGGGCCGATGGGAGCAGGTCGGCAGTGTGGCCACCGGGGCGATCTCCTGGATCGGCGGGGCCTGGGATAGTACGGTCGGGCGACTGGTTGCCGGCGCCGAATGGCTCATGGACCATATGGGCATTCTCGCGTTCCTCTTCCCGGTCACGGCCCCGATCGCCGGCATGAACCTGCTCCGGGACAACTGGGATTCCGTGACCGGCGCGATCGCCGGGGGGTGGGACCTGCTTGTCGCCGCCGCACAGGACGGTGCCGCCTGGCTCGGGGAGACGATCGGCGCCGGGCTCTCCGGCATCATCGACCTGTTCTGGCAGTATCACCCGCTCGGCATCGTCATCCGGCAGTGGGACGAGATCACCGGCTATCTCGAGGGTATCGATCTGGTCGAGACCGGCCGGGATATCCTGCTTGGCCTAGTCTGGGGCATCCTCGATATCCGGCAGCAGGCGATCGACGCCGTCATGGGTATCGGGGAGGATATCCTCAACGCCGTTACCGCGTTCTTCGGGATCTCCAGCCCGTCGAAACTCATGCAGGAGATGGGCGGCCATGTCGGCGAAGGGTTCGCGCTCGGGGTTGCACAGAGCATGCCCGAGAGCATCCCTCTGCCCGAGATGCCGGCCGCCACCACTCTGAACGGTGAGTATGCGACGGCCTGTACTGAGCTGGCCATCAAGCCTCTGACTGGGAGCGTGCAGTACTCGTCGGCCATCGCCGGACCGGACGTGCCGGCACTCACGGGGGAACTCACCTATGAGACCCGCGTCTCAGAGCCTACGATCGTTGACCGTGCCGGAACCGTCGTCTACGAAACCGAGATGTCAGAGCCGACGATCGCCGCCCTGACCGGGGCGATCACCTACGTAGCGACGGTGCTGGAACCGGCCATCCCCTTGCTGACCGGTGCAGTAACCTACCTGTCGGAGGTCCTCCGTCCTGAGGTGCCGGCACTTGCCGGGACTATAGAGTATGGGGCCACGCTCCCCGAACAGGGCAACCTCGATCGTGCGGGAGAGGTGCGCTACACCCCAACGATTGCCGAGCCGGCGATCGATACGCTTGCCGGGATGGTCGAGTACCGGGGGGTTTTAGTGGGGCTTCCTGACATCAACGACCTTACGGGCCGGGCTGAGTTCGGAGGCCGGGAGATCGACGATACAAGGGCCTCCACGGGGCCGGAGACTGACAATCTCCCTGACCCCATCATCTACACCCCTGAGCGGGACGCCCCGTACATGGCAGGGGAGCGGTCCGGGGATCTGGTCTACTCCCCCACGATCCATGTCACCACCGGAACCAGCGACGCAAACGAGATCGCAACCACGGTCGACCGCCGCCTCCGGCAGACGTTCGATCGTCATGCAGAACTCTACTTCGCCCGGCAGCGACGGAGGGCCGCCCTATGAGCAGAGCGAAACTCACCTCGAGCCAGGGCACGGTGGAGTTCGGGGTCGTCTCTGAGGAGCGGCCGGACTACGTCGCCGACATCACCGAGTACCCGATCGAGGGCGGCAACCAGATCTCAGACCATGCCGCCCTTCGCCCCGTGACGCTGGCGATCGACGGCGTTGTCGCGGGTCCGAGCGCTGCCGGGGTGCTCGCTACCGTTCGGTCCTGGCAGGAGAACCGGCTCCTCGTCACCTACTCCGGACGCGGAACCTACCGGGATTTTGTCATCAAGGAGTTCCGGCCGACGGAGGATGTCGAAGTCGGGGACGGGTTCCGCTTCTCGATGACGCTCCAGGAGGTGCGGATCGTCGCCCCGGCAACAATCCTCCGGGTGAAACGTGACCCCGCTCTCCCGGAGATCGTCGCAGACCAGCAGACCGCAGCGCAGGTGCAGTCAGTCGCCGCGAAGGGGCGGGAGCAACCGCAGGACGCGCCGATGGGGCTCCCGGCAGGGTTGATCGGGTCGGTTGATGCGCTCAAGAGCGTCTTCGGGCGCGGGCCGAAATGGTCTGATATCTGGGAGGGACTCTGATGCAGATTCTCCCGATCGACAAGCAGGCAATCCCCTACCAGACCACGATCCGGCTTGCAGGCGTCTCCTACGGCCTGACCTTCCACTACAACCTCCAGGCGGACCGGTTCACGGTCGATCTCTCCCGGGAGGGCGAGGACCTCGTGGTCGGGGAGCCCCTGGTCTATGGCTCGCCGCTCTTCAGCGCCTTCTACGACGAGCGGTTCCCCGGGGTGGCCCTGGTCCCGCTCGATCCCTCCGGCCGCTCGCAGCGGGTCGGGTGGGCTGAACTCGGCGAGACCGTGTTCCTGTACGTGGTCGAGCCCGCGGACGCAGCGGCGGAGGGAGTCATATGAGCGAGTTCTGGATCCGTGAGAGTGTGGTCTCCGGCTGCGGGCGAGAGTTCCGCTACCCGGATTATGAGATTCAGTTCCGGGTAGACTTCGCAAAGGGGGGCGATCCGGACCTCGCGGTCATCGAACTCTACAACCTCGCACCGGAGACGGAGCAGGTCTTCAAGCACGGGGAGGAGATGGTCCTCCGGGCCGGGTACCAGGGCGATATCGGGATCGTCATGGCCGGCGAGATCCGGCATGTCCGGGTGTTCGATGAGGGCGCCGATCGCATCTGCGAGGTCGAGGTCCACGACACGAGCGACGCCTACCAGGGGACGGAGATCAGCGAGTCCTACGTCCCCGGCACGGCTGCGTCAGGGATCCTGGAGCGGATCATCAGCATGAGCGGACTGGAGCGGGGGAAGATCCTGCTCGTCCAAGATGCGGTATACCCGGAAGGCCGGTCGGTCGACGGGAAGATCAAGAACGTCATCGGGGAGATTGCTGAGGATTGCGGCTCCGAGGTCCACGTCACGCACGGGACGATCCACATCCTCCCGCCGGGCGGCTGGCACGACGAGGCGATCCTCCTCTCTCCGAAGACCGGGCTGATCGGGTCGCCAAAGCGGATCGAGAGCGACGACGAGAACAGTGCCTTGCTCTGGGAAGCCGAGTCGCTCCTGAACTACCGTATCCGTGCCGGGACACTGGTGCAGGTCGAGTCGAAGCAGGTTAACGGGCTGTTCGCGGTCGAATCAGGTTCGCACGTCAGCGACGGGAACGAGTTCAAGACCGTCCTGCAGCTCGCAGAGCCGGAGGGCCTATGAGCGAGTTTCAGAAGTTCATGGAGGAACGCGGGACCCGGGACCTCTCCCGACTCCACACGGCGATCCTGGCGGAGGTTCTGACATACGACCCGGTGCTGATGCAGGCGGACCTGCAACCCCTGATCCGAGATCCGGAGTTCGAGTATGCCCCGATCGTCCACGCATCCGTCTCCTGCCTCCGGGCAGGGGGATTTGTGGTCCGGCCACCGTATCAACCGGGGGACATTGTCGTCGCGGTCGTCATCGAGCGCGGGATCGACGCGGTCTTCGCGACCGGGGAGAAGGCGGACAGGGTCGGTGCCAGGACGCACAGCCTCACAGACGCAGTCGTGGTCGGCGGGTTCACACCCCGCCCCCGGCCGCTACCGGAGCAGCACGGCGCCGATCTCCTGATCAGCACGGAGAACGGTGTGAACAAGATCGTCATGGACCCGGAAGGGAACATCACCGTTTATTCGGAGGGTATCGTGAACATCGACGCACAGTCTATCAATCTGAACTCAGGTTCAGCAGAGGAAGAGCCGGAGGACCCGTAATGCCAGGAGTAGTCAGGCTCGGCGACGCCCATGCCGGGGTCTGCAGTCACGGGCTGCCGTGCTGCCCGCACATCGTCGCCGGCGTCTACGTCAGCGCGTCAGGTGACGTCTCCGCTGACGGCCGCGGGGTGGTCCGGGTCGGGGATCTGGTGGTCCACTCCTGCCCGCACTGCGGGGTCGGGGCAGCGGTCGGCGGCAGCGGGACGGTCACGGCGAACGGTCGCGGGGTGCACCGGGTCGGGGACGCAGTGGTTTATCCTGGGGGCGCCGGGGTCGCGATCACCGGGAGCGAGGATGTGAACGCCGGATGAAGTCGCTCTACCTTGACCCGGAATCCCACGATCTCGTGTTCGATGACCGGATGGGCCTGCAGACGGTGTCCGGCACGGATGAGGCAGCACAGCACCTCCGGCTCCTGCTCGCGACGCGGATGGGGGAGTGGTTCCTGAACATCCGGCACGGGCTGGACCATGGGGAGATTCTCGGCCAGAAGATGCCGGCTGCAGAGAGCCGGATCCGGGCCGCGGTCTACGACGCAGTGAAGCAGGACTCGCGGGACATCCGCATCCAGTCGCTTGACCTGGAGCATGACGCTCACGCCCGGACCCTGACTATCCGGATCACGGCAACCGTGGACGAGACCTTTGCAGCCGTGGAGATGCAACTATGACGTTTGGACTGACGAACACAGGATTCAGGGCGAAACGCTACGCGGACATCCTGCCGGAGAAGGAGCGCCGGGCACGGGAACTTTTCGGTAACGACGCGAACCTCTCGGACTCCTCGCCGCTAGGCATGCTGGTCCGGCTGAACGCCTGGGACGAGGCTGCCGTCTGGCAGCAGATGGAAGAGGTGTATCTGTCGGCATACGTCTCGTCGGCAGAAGGGGTCAGTCTTGACCGGAAGTGCCAGGATATCGGCATCATGCGTCAGCTGGCGACCCGGGCCACCGGGACGATCCAGTTCTCCGGGGCTGACGGGACGCAGATCTACCGGGGGTTCGAGGTGCAGACCCCGACGGGGATCGTGTACAGGACGACGACGGCCACCACGATCTCCGGGGCTCTTGCCCGGGCCGATATCGAGGCCGTCGACGCCGGGGCAGCCGGGAACGTCGGTGCGGGAGCGATCTCCCGTGTCGTCTCCCCGATCGCGGGCGTCATTGCCGTAACCAACCCTGACCCGACCTCAGGCGGCCGGGACGCCGAGACCGACGCGCAGCTCAGGGAGCGGTACGTCCGCAGCGTCTCGAAACCCGGCGGAGCATCCGCAGCGGCAATCGAGGCGGCGCTGCTCGACATCGAAGGGGTGCTCGATGCAGAGGTCCGGCAGAATGTCACCCTGGAGACGGACCCGGCAACCGGGATCCCGCCAAAGGCCATCGCGCCGATTGTGTGGGGTGGCGACGCCGACGAGATCGCTGATACGCTGTACACGGTGAAGCCGGCGGGGATCCAGTGCTGGGGAGAGGACGAGGTGCACGAGATCACCGATAGCCGCGGAGTCACGCACACGATCAGGTTCAACCGCCCGGACCTCGTGACGGTCAACGTCAGCGCCACGCTGACAGTGGATACAGCCATCTTCCCGCCGGACGGGGACGATCAGGTCGGTGCGGCGATCGAGGGGTACCTCTCCGGGCTCGCCCTCGGCGAGGACGTGATCTACACCCGGCTCATCTCCCGGATCCATAGCGTCCCCGGGATCATCGATATCCCGACGCTGACGGTGAACGGGGGAACAGGGAACATCGCGATTGCCAAGACCGGGGTGGCCGTGCCCGGGACCATAACGGTGACGTCGCCATGACCGTCGATGATCAGATCATCCGGTTGCCTGACGCCTATGCCAAGGCCCCTGACAGCGTAATCTACCGGATCCTACAGCTCGACGCGGCGGACCGGGACGAGATGAGAGCGGCGCTCGACCGGGTCCGTGCCTGGCGCTCACTCGACGATGCAGAAGGAGCGGCGCTCGATATGATCGGGCGCGACCTTGACCTGCCACGGGGCGGGATGAGCGATATCGAGTATCGCCGCCGGCTCAGGTTGAGGGTCGCGACCATCCTCTCCAGCGGAGAGATCGAGCGGTTCAACGAGATCCTGGATGCATTCATGGGCCGGGCGTTCATCGGTCTCCAGGAGGGGTGGACTGACGTCGCGGTGTGGGACTACCACTTCGACGGGAGCCTTCGCTTCGACGCAGAGGTTCAGGTCTTCGACGCCGGCGACCCCTGCCCCCTCGGACCTCCGGAACCGGCCGCGGTCATCGTTCGCTGCGATCTTGATGCCCTCTATGAGGATATCCAGGCGGCGTTCGACCGGGCCGGGACCTCGTATCGGGCTGAGGACATCCTCGCGTCGATAGCGGACCTGGTCGCGGTCGCGGCAGAGTCTGCTGCCGGGGGGGTGCGGGTGAAATGGTTCCCGGTACTCAAGGCCGCTCTGGACGCGATCTCTGTGGTGCAGATCGCCCATCCGCACCTGACGATCGGGACCGTGCGATCTCATCTGTATGATGGGTCGTACGCCTTCGACGGCTCGACCTCTTTCGACGGGGGATACTCTGCGCTCCGGGTCGAGCACGAGGATTCCCTCGCTGCCGATCACCGGATCGTCACCGCCCCGGAACACCGGTTCGAGGGACTTGCCCGGTTCAACGGATGGGAGCAGTTCGACGCCTCGCGGGAGATCGCTGTGCAGGACCCGCGCCTGGTCATCCATGCGCCCGGCAGCACTACGATCGCTGCGGCACAGACTGCAGCGCAGACGATAGACCTCGGCCCCTCGATGGCCCGGTTCACCGGCGAACTCCTCTTCGATGGGGACAGGCGGTATGATGGATACACGGCGCTGCGGGCAGAGCACGGCACCGTCGAGAGTGTCGAGCACCAGGCAGCCTGCGGACCAGTGAGCCGGTTCGATATGAGCCTCCCCTTCGCTGGAGGGCTCGGGTTCAACGGGCTTCGGGGGTTGGTGGTGCACGATGTGACAATTACTGAGGTGACAGCATGAGGACAGAGATTAAACCGCGTTTCTCGATGGAATTGCGGGTTGTGAAGCGCAACGAACAGAATTCAGAGGAAGAGAACCATGACAGAGATCATCACGACGACTAAGGTGGGCCGGGCAAAGTTCGCTGCGGCGCACCAGACTGGCATCCTGCCGCGGATCACGCACCTGGCGTTCGGGAACGGCGGGCACGATGCCGGCGGAAACCCGATCGCAGTAGACGACAACCGGACGACGGTCCCGGGACAGTTCGGGACCCTCCGGCCGGTCTCCAGTGTGACGGCAAACGGGATGGTCTGCACGATCGTCGGCCGGCTGGATTACGCTCACGAGGTCGGGCAGATCGTCTCGACCTGCGGGCTGATTGACGCCGACGGGAGTCTTGTCGCGTACAAGAACTTCTCGCCGAAGGCGAAAGACGCGGACACCCGGTTCGATGTACAGTGGACCGAGCAGTTCTGAGGAGGAACAACGATGATAGAAGCATTCCAGAATATCCTGACAACCGATCCGGTGCACGCGGACGTCATGAACACGAAGATCGTCGCGCCGGGGAACAAACTGGTCGACTTCGTGAAACGCCCCTATTCCGGGGATGTCATCGGGTTTGAGTGGGACGCATCTTCCACCAGTCCGGTGCTCCGCAGGATCGACGGAGGAGGCCGATATATCACCAGCCTGCCGAGTGACTACTTCGACAAGCATCTGATCTTCGACCGCCGCCGCTGCACCCGGGACCGGACGACCGGGGAGATAACGCTCTCTCCCAATGGCCGGGGGGACGGGCTTGTGCTCGACGGCACCGCCGGCGATGTGCTGGTCCGGAAGCCGAAGTACTACCACAAGTTCGAGTGCAAATACCCCTACTACCGGCACTGGTTCTCCGCAGAGCCGCATGTCGGGTTCACTCTGTGGCCGGCGTTCATGCAGCGCGGCGACCCGCTGGATCCGACGGCAACGGACTACCTGTATTCCGGGGCTTACGAGGCGTACGGGTATGTTGACGCGGGCGCCTTCAAACTCGGGAGCGCTGCCGGGAAGAAGCCGGTGACGGGGAACTCGGGAGACACTGCTGAACATGCCGACTGGGATCCGTATCCCGGACTGCTCGACGCCAACGTGCCTGACATCACCCTTGGGAGAGAGGGCGAGTTCACCATCACCATCGCGGAGAAGTGCGCGAGCCTCGTCGGCACCGGGTTCGGGATCACGAACTTCTGGGACTACGTCGGCGACCAACTCCTGATGTATCTGGAGTTCGGGACGTTCGACATCCAGACTGCGCTCGGAAAAGGGATCGTTGACCTGGCGAGCGGCACCAAGTTTGCCGGAAAGTACACCGGTGTGGACAGTATCGACTCCCGGCTGGCAGAGAACGGCACCGGAGTGGGGTCCGGAACGAACGGGCAGACCCCGGTCACCTGGAGAGGGATCGAGAACCCCTTCGGCAACGTCTGGAAGTTCATCATCGGATGCAACTTCAAGGCCGGCGGCATCTTCCGCACCATCAAGCGCGATGGATCGGGGACTCTCGCAGGGACAATGGCCGATGGGTCCTATGAAGCAGGATCGGGTGTCCCGCAGGTGAACGGCTATGTCTCGGGGCTGCTGGAAGACGAACTCGGCGGCATGGCTGCCATGCCGTCGGTGGTTAACGGATCGGACAGCACGTATCTGTGCGACTATTGGTACGCGCCAACCGGAGACAGAATCCTGCTTGCGGGGGGCTATTGGTCTTATGCGCGGACTGCGGGTCCCGGCTGTCGGTCTGCGACTAACGCGGTCTCGGTTTCCGGTCGCAACCTTGGCGCCCGCGTCGAGTTCCGGCCCCCTGAAGAGGCATAAGGAGGTGTGATAAGACGCACCCCAAATTTTCTGATTTCGCGACGGAGGAGAAACCTCTCGACGGAAAGAAGATGGGTATTGACGATGTGCTGAACCAGGAGGTTCTGATTCTCGATTTCAAGCGAGGTCAAAGCAAGTTCAAGGAGAACGCGCGGTATACGACCGTGCAGTTCGAGATGGGTGGGGAGACGCACGTCCTGTTCACCGGGTCTGAGGTCATCTCTGATCAACTGGAACGGTATAAAGAGCATCTGCCGTTTGTCGCGACCATTCGGAAAATCAACCGGTACTATACGCTAACTTGAAGGGGGAGGGGAGCAAACAATGATACTGGTTCGTGCGCGACACTGTGGGGGCCTTCCTCTTCTCCTGCTTGCAGGGGGCAATTGGAATAATGCGCGGAATGCAGGTCCCGGCTATCGGAATGCGAATAACACGGTCTCGAATTCCAATCGCAACAATGGCACCCACGTCGAGCTCAGGTTCCGACTGAGCGGCCCTGAACAGCGCACTGACCCGAGTCCCGACGATGTCGGGGCCAAAGACAAAACCCGTCCACAGGAGAGTGCTGGTACTCGCGTCAGCGCGGCGGAACGCTCTCTCCTGTCGGCAGGGCTGCGGGGGCTTGCCTCATGAAGCGCCGCGGCGACCTCTTCTCGACCCTGGTTTCGATTGAGAACCTCCGGAGAGCGCACCAGAGCGCCCGCAAAGGCAAGACACACTACTACGCGGTGAAACTGGTTGATGCGGACCCGGATTACTATCTCCGCGAATTACAGGAGGAACTCGTCAGCGGAACGTTCGCGACCTCGCCCTACACGACGAAAGTCATCTACGAGCCGAAGGAGAGGACGATCTACAAACTCCCGTACTATCCCGATCGGATCATCCACCATGCGGTCATGCAGGTGATGCAGCCGATCTGGGATCGGCAGTTCATTCACGACCTCTATTCGGCAATTCCGGGTAAGGGCTTGCATGCGGGCTCGTATCGGCTCCGCCGGTTCCTGAAGGACGCCGACCGGACCCGGTACTGCCTGAAATTCGACATCTCGAAGTTCTACCCCTCGATCCGGCCGGACAAGATGCTCGATATCGTGCAGCGGACGGTGAAAGACCGGAGCGTGCTCGAGGTCCTCCGGGACGTGATCTACAGCTCGCCGAACGCCGGGGTGCCGATCGGGAACTACCTCTCGCAGTATTTCTCGAACTTGTACTTAACGCCGTTCGATCACTGGCTGAAGGAGAAGATGCGGGCGCGGTACTACATCCGGTACTGCGATGACGGCGTCATCCTGCACCAGGACAAAGGATGGCTGCAGAACCTCATGCATAAGATCGAGGAGTTCTTCGACACGCTCGGGCTCCGGTTGAACCCGAAAACGTCGATCTTCCCGGTCGACCGCTGCGGGGTAGATTTCCTTGGGTATCGCACGTTCAGGACGCACACGATCCTCCGGAAATCCTCGGCTCGCCGGCTGAAGAAGAAGGTCCGCGAGATCGAGCAGAACTACCAGACGATGAGCCCGGACGCGATTCTGGGTTCTCTGGGGGCATATCATGGGTGGTTAAAGCATTGTGACTGTCACAACTTCGGGCGGAAGTATCTCTACGAGAACCCCGCGATTCGTACAGCAGTGAAACACGCAGTAACTACAGGAGGAATGAAATGGCCAGGCTGGTTGGCAGCACCGTAGAGCCCGAAACCCTGCAGCCCGACATCGTCCAGGACGGACGGGTGCGGCTGCTGGTGCACTGGGGCGCAGTACAGAGAGAGATCATCGACGACATGGGTACGCGGACGGAGTGGGAGTATCAGGAACAGGTGATCTGGGTCCCGATCCCCGACCCGGCGTATATCGTCGCCACCGGGGGGCGCCCGGTCTTATCCACAGTGGGAGTCGCCTACCTCGCCGCGAACGAGGAGGAGATCCTGGCATGGGCGCAGGCCGGGATGACTGAGGCGACCGAGGCCCCCGGGCTTCGCCGGCGAACGCAGGAACTTGAGGACGCCATCGTGGAGATGTCGCTGCTCCTCGCAGGAGGTGGGGCGTAATGTTCACGGTAGACTCCGGGCTCGTCAAGATCTGGGTCCGGCAGATCCGGGAGGGGCGGCGGACGATCGAGGACGTCCCGGTTCTCGGCAACCTGCCGGAGATGGTCGCGGCAGCCCTTGAGGCAGAGGAGTAGGATGTCCTGGGAGGATGATCGAGGGGGGGTCCTCGGCAGGATCACCTCTCTTGAGAAGACGGTTGCGGCACAAGAGGAGCGCGCGAAAGGGCTGGATTACCGACTTGCCTACATCCAGGACCGGGTCGATGGGATCTACGGGAAGATCGAAGGTCTCACCGAGATGCAATACTCCCGCCCGTCCTGGCTGATGTCTGGCGTGTTCGCCATCGTCACAGCCCTCATCTCAGGGCTGCTCGTCTACGCGCTGACGTGAGGAGGTTAGGTATCCCCTGCCTCCTCATATCCGAGCACTTTCTCATCGATAACGTTAAACCGGATCGCCATATTTTTATATGGCGTTCCAGAATCAATGAAATCCACCATCACGAATTTTGCACCCATAACCGGATCTCGGAACTCATCTTCCGGCATCGTGACGTAGACCTTGTAGGTCAGTTCGACGACACAGAGTCGTTTAGATTCGCTCATTTCATCCCTCCTTCAAAATATTCTTGAATCGCAGAATCTTATCCTGGATCTCATCCCCTCGCGGGTCTAACAACCAAGGCCGCCGGGAAACATATGTTCCCCAAAAATCCGTCAATTCATGAACCCGGTGCAGTGATATCCGTTCAATGCGGGGAGAACTCAGAAGTCTCGTATATTCGCGGAATTCTTCTTTACTAATCCCCGCTTTCAATGCTGCATTCAGTTGTAATTCCCGTGCTTCTTTAATCCTGTCTTTTGGAGCCATCATAACCATGAGTGGCCATTTATCTCTGGGCAAATCCGTCAAAACATCAAAAGAATAATGGATAAACAATTCCATCTCTTCTTTTGTGATCTCCAATTTGCGGAGCATTTCAATTTCAGCTTCTTCAAGTTGCCCATATTTCCCCATTTAATCATCCCTCATCCTGTGAGACCCCGATCCGGTCACGGCTCTACCCGGACCACGCTCACGACCTTGCCGACGTGACTACCATGTACGTTGAGCCGGGCCTGTTTTCCCGCTGCCCGGGGAACCCCTTCGATGACCTCGCCAGCGACCACGATCTTAACCCGTTTCCCGGCCCATTCCCACGGTAGCACCACCCGGCCAGTATACTCAGTCGCCCGGGACACACGCCGCTCCAGCAGCGCATACCCCCGGATCTGATGCCCGTTGACCTGATAAACGTCCGGGACGGGCGTCACTCCTCACCCCCGTTGCAGACATCCCATGCTCGGCTGAACTCCTTGTCGCGGAAGAGGTCCGCAAGCCCGCCGACCTGTTTGAGTCGGAGGACCTCGTCGGCGTCCATGCCGAGGTTCTTGGCGATCCAGGTATCCGATTTGCCGAGCCGGTGCAGTTCGGCGACGAGATCGCTCATGAGGTCGACGTCGTGCACCCCTCTTGCCCGGTTATGCCGTACCGTCGATGCTATCCTCTCCCCGAGATCCTTGGTGATCACGACGACTGGGAGATACTCATGCAGCCGCTTACGGATCTCAAGCACCTCCTTGCCGACGCGGCTCCGGTGGAACCCATCGACGACGATGTATTGGCCCGACTCCTCATCAAGATAGGTCACGATCGGCTGCGTGTAGCCATCTTTGATGACCGAGAGGGCGAGGAGGCGCATCTCGGGTGGAGCGACCTTGTTAGGGTTGTAGTTGTTAGCAATCACCCCGCTGCTCTTAACCCAGAGGACCAGGTCCACCGGGTCGCCGAACGGGCTCATCTGATGCAGGGCCCTCCGGATCTCGTTGAGCACGGTGACCCGGTCATCGATCTGGAGATCTGCGATACCGCCGAACGCGGTCCGCGCCGACTCTATTATTTCACATACCGTGGTCATGTTACAGGCTCCTGTATTTCTCAATAATTTCCTTAATCCGCTCGCTCTGCTTCTTCGTTGGGCCGAATCCCATCCATTTGCAGGTGTGATCATTCTTCAGGATACAATACGTCATCCGCTTCCAGGAGGGGATATCGATCGTCGATTTGACGTCATCGGTATCGTCCGGGATCTCTGCGAACCGGACATCTGTGCGGCCATGCTTGGACCGGACCGACGGACCTACCTTCTCGATAGGATAACGGCACGCCTCCAGTTCGGCGATCGCCTCGTCTGACACCACGCCCCCCTTCTCTTTCCAGAACTTGATCGACGTCTCAAACTTTTCGAGATAGTGGTTCCGGGTCTCCTGCGGGAGCGTCGAGAGCAAGAACTTGCAGTAACTCTCCCAGGTGTGTCCCTTGGGGAGTTTGATCTCCCGGTATCCCAGGGCCTTTGTGTCCCCGTAGATCGCCGCGAAGTTGGCGCCCTGCACCCTGCCGACGACCTTGACCCATACCTCCGGGTCGATCACGCGGTAGAGATTCAGGGTCGCCCTCCCCCATATGTTGTAGGGGCTCGCTACCCGCATCTGCGAGAGAGTAAGCCCGGCCTTGTAGTAGAGGTCGTAGAGGCGGTTGTAGTCATAGCCTCGCCGGCCGTTCGCGACCCATACATCCTCGACCTCCCAATCATAGATCGGGTGGCCGACGTAGTAGTTCTCACCGGCCTGCCGGGTCCAGTGCTGCCCACGGTAGAGGGTCTTGCGGTCGTTCGTGATCGCTGCATACCGGTTCAGGGACTCGTTCGCCCGGATTCCCAGGAGGACGATCGACCGGCCGGGGTGCGTCCGGGCATACCACTTGCCGAACTCTTCGTAGAGCGCCTCGTCGGTCATGGCGAGCCGGTAGAAGTCAGGGACGTTGTCATGCTCCAAGCTGATCACATACGGCTGCTCCGGCAGCGGCCGGACCCAGATATCCCGCTCTGCAGGATTCCACGGCACCCAGGAGAGTTGGTGCATCGAGACCGAGCAGTTCACGGTCATCGGGACGCAGAACCAGTATGGCTCGATATCGTCGATATTAGCCTCGTACATCCGGGTCACGTACTCGGTCGTCATGGAGTACTGCGCCTCGTAGTCCTCGTGGAAGACCGCGATCCGCTGCCCGCACCCGTGCCGGCGCTTGTATTCCAGCACGGCATTGAGGAGCAGCCCGCTGTCCTTCCCGCCGGAGAACGACACACAGATGTTATCGAAGTCCGAGAAGACCAGATCAAGCCGTTTCTCCAGGGCTTCATCCACCCCGCACGCGAGGAAGATCTTTTTTCCGCTCATAATACCTTCACCAGATCCTTCAGTTTTGCCTTATCATCCTTCACCGCGTCCACCTCGCGCCGGAACGAGGCCACGACGTTCTCTTTTCGGGAGAGTGCCTCCCAGATCTTCTCATCGATACCTGAGGAGAGGATATCGGTATACGTCACCTCGTGTTCCTGCCCCATCCGGTGGCACCGGTCCTCGGCCTGCAGGCGCTCGGAGTACTTGAATGAGTTCGAGTAGAACACGACGTGCCGTGCCTCGTTCAGGGTCAGCCCGTGGCCGCCGCAGGACTGCGTCGAGACGAAGAACCGCGCCGGACCTCGGAACTTCTCGACCTCCTGCTGCCGGGCCGGGACCGGGGTGTCGCCAGTGAATACCGCGACGGAGTCGGGACCGTACTCCTCCCGCAGCGCCGCCACGATCCGGGCGATGTCGTAACGATACTTCGCCCACACGATAACCTTCTCGTCGTCCGGGATCTCGTGGACCACGTCAAGCAGGGCCTCCAGCCGCCCCTCGCGGAACGTCAGGAACTGATACTCGTCGTCAGGGCTCAGCTCCCCATCCCGGCACAGCCGACGGTTCCAAAATCCCGATACGATCTGCTGCAGCACGCCGTAGAGCCGGAAGATCGTGTAGGGTTTGAAGTCGTCGTAGTCGATCATGAGGAGGATCTCCTCCTTCGCCGCCTCGTATGCGTCCCGCTGCTCCCCGGTCAGGCTGCAGTACCGGGTTTGGTACTTCTTGCCCGGCAGAGACATGGACTCTTCTTTCGTCACCTGGTAGACGTAGGGGGCAATCTTCGCCGCGAGTTGCTCGGTGTCATGTGTGGCGACGATGAGGCCGGGGTACCGCTCGGAGTACTCGAGGTGGTTCCGGGCGAACGTGTACCACGACCGGTAGCCGAGGATCCTTGGCGACAGGAACTTCATCTGCGCGAAGAGATCCTCGACCCCCTGGCTGATCGGGGTCCCCGTCAGCACGAACCGGTAACGGGCTTTATCGGCGAGCAAGGTTGCCCGGGCGGTCCGGATCGATTTATGGCCTTTGATGTACGAGCTCTCATCCAGGATCACGAACGTCCGGTCGGTGATGATCGAGTGGAGAGCAAACGTGACTCGGTCCGAGGAGGAGAGCGACTCCAGACCGACGACGATCCACCGGGCGGCCCGCGGCACGGTCTCGGCCGTGGTCCGGTCGTCGAACACGTAGACGTCCCGACAATCCGTGTGCTTGTAAATCTCCAGGCGCACGGTCTCCTTGAGCGAGACCGGGCAGAACCAGACGACCCGATCGATCTTGCGCGCCCGCTGCCGGACGATCTCGATGGCCGTCCTGGTCTTGCCGGTCCCCATCTCCATGAATAACCCGCCGACGCGGGTCGGCTTGAGCTTCCGGACCGCCGCCAGCTGCCAGGGCATAAGGTCAGTCGTCGTCGCGAAGGTCTGCATCGATCTCTCCGGGTTTCGTCTGCTCTTTCGGCTCGCCCTTGATCGGCTCCGGCCCCCCCACGGGTTTGACGACGAGGGCCGCCTCCCTTGTCGCCCGTGCCGCCTCGATGAGCCCCAGAGCGCCGGGCGAGAGCTGGAACCCGAACTCGTCCACGAGGTCGAGGATCGCCTCATACTGCGCCGCCGGCACGACCACGTTCGGCTTCGACCACCGGCTGCCGGCGATCTTGCGAGCAGCCGCGTAGATCGCCTCGTTGTCCCGCTCCCACTGGATGCTGAACCAGCCGGCATAGTCTCCGCCGGTGCGTTGCGTCACCCACCGAACGTACTCAGGTTCGTAGGAGCCCGAGACGGCCATCTCCCGGGCGACCTCATCGAAGACCTGGATGACAAACCCTGCCCGGAGGAGCAGGTTCCCGATCTCCCCTGCCCGGTCCGCAGGCGTGCCGGCAAACTTACCGATCTGCCGCGCCCATAGAGCGCCGTTCCACCGGAACCCGCGCCCCTTGACGATCTCCCGCAGGGTATCGTTCCGCTCCGGGTAGATCACCTCGACCGTGCTCTCCCGGATCCGGATCTGCACAGGGATCTCAGAGACCGGTGTCTCCGGCCGGACCGTCGCCTCGGCGAGAGCCTCCTCTGCGGAAACGGCGCCAGCAGCTTCCCGGAGGTCGAGGAGCCCCTTGTATCGCTTCGCGACGAGGGTCATGATCTCCCGGTCAGAGGGGTTCCGGCCGTTCTCGATCCACCAGACCGCCGAGGGCTCACGCTGGATTGACTCGACGGCCTGCTGTGCGAGGACCGTATCGACATCCTCGCGGACGGTCCGCCGCTGCAGGACGCCGTCGAGCACTTCGAGATACTTCTTCCGGATCGTGAGCGCCCAGGCGACCTGCTTATCGGTGCCGACGAGGGCCGGGAGTTCCTGCTCCGCCGCCTCCGCTGCGGCCGCGACGCGCTCGGCCTCCCGCTTCGCCTCCAGTTGCGCCTTGTAGCAGTCAGGGCAGAGTTCCTGCTCTTTGTTCTTGAGGATCCATTCCCGAGTCCGGGTCGGCCCCGTCAGGCGGACGGTGCCCGTATGCCCGCAGGCATACGTGACCGAGTATTTCGCCATCCCATCAGTCCCTCCAGACACGCACCACGAACGCCTTGCCAAGCGCCTCTACAGTGGCCCGCTTGCCGCCGTAGCGGACGAGGTCATCCACGATCAGCTGAGCATCCGAGCGGGACGGGTAGAGGGACGGCCGGCCGTCATCTCTCGCGGTGATCTCAGTGCCGGGGGCCTCTACCGGGACCGCACCGCCGGTCGCAGCCTCGTAGACATCGCCGATCACGCGCACATAGACGACGAAGTGGTGCCGGTCCGCGGGCTTGCCGGGGTTAGTGGTCGCGGGGATTATGGCGACCTCGTGGGCGGCACCGAACAGAACGCGCGTCGCCACTCGCTGCAGGAGCGCGGGGATCTCGTCCCGCACGCAGTTCCCCATGCAGGAGTAGGTTCCGGCTGCGGTCTCGATCGTCAGCGGGTAACCCCAGCCGACGGCCTTTGGAAGGGTTTTAGGAGTCATCTCCGAGACCCCCGAGGGGTCCGCGGTGCCGGCCTTACCGCCCCCGTCTTTTTAAGGTCCTCGATCAAGTCGTTGACCACCGGGCCCACAGCCCGATGGACAGGCCAGAATCGTATCTTGCCATCTGTGTCCTGGCGAGTGAGACAGTATCCCCCGCGGATCAGGATCTGGATCGTGTAGTCGCCGACCTCCACCTCGGGGTCGGTGACGGCGTCACCTTCGCTGGATCCCGTTGCATGGTACCCGCAAATCTCCAGGTATTTAACGAGTCCCGGGATTTTTTCGTTCGCCGCATCGGCGCCCCGTATGAGTGCGTCATATACATCAAGTTCCATTCTCACACCTCTATACCTATATTAGACCCACTAGTATTTATAATTGCTGATGTTACTCCTGAAAATTAGGGATTGTGAAGGCCACCACAGGCCTTCCGAGGCGCTCATGATCTCGGTTCACGCGCTCCAGGCCATCCTTGATGGCGTCCCACTCATCGCGGCTGAGATCTGATGCGATCTTGGCGGCCTCTTGGGCCCCTTCCGGCGAAAATGACGCAGCCCTCCCGGTCGCTACGTTAATTCCCGCGTTGAGGCGGTGGCTAGACGACCTAATATGCCTCAGCCCGCGCCCATGTTCGTGGATAAATTCGTACGTAATGGTCGTCGCGAATGGGGCCAGAGCGATAATCTCGCGAGCGCGCCGAAGATTCTCCGCGTTTACGGGGAGGCCAGCGAGTTTGCAGTAGGCCGCCGGCCACTGCGACGAACCGTCGACCCGGAACTGGACATCGTCGGTGTCGATCTCCAGGTAGATATCCGCCAGGGTCCAGCGGTCCTCATACCCGCTGCTGGTGATTTTCAACGATCCCTTTTTCCGCACATCGAGTTCCAGGTCTTCTATCTGAGTAGTCATGTTCTCACACCTCTATACCTATATTAGACCCACTAGTATTTATAATTATCTCATGGAGCAAACAGGAGATCCTATAATCTCCGGCGGCGAGGATCGAATATGATCTACATCGAAAACGACGGGCAGGCGATCGCCGGAACCGACTACTGGGAATCAGAGTGGAGCGCAAGAGGGCTCGCCATGATCTCGATGAACGCCGGCGCGTTCCGAATCCTCGTCCCGGACAGCATGGCCCCCCAGGTCGCGGACATGCAGACCGCTCGCGAGGTTATCATCTCCAAAGGGCGGTATCAGGGCAAGCAAGCATACGAGATCCTCTTCGACGACCACACCGATACTCCCTACTCGCTCCTCCTCGACGCCCGACAGTTCGCGTCGCTGCAGCCGGCAGACAGTGAGCACGGCAAGGAGGTCCGGATCTCGGTCTGGGTCCGTGGGCCGCAGCGGGTCCTTGACATGCCCGCCCGGTTCCGCGTGGTGCGGCGGCTACCGTGCTTGCGGCCCTGGGCGTAACGGTAATTATATATACTAGTGGGTCTAATATGGGTATTGTAAGAGGGAGCAAGAATGCAGTTAAAGAGAGAAGGTGAACATGATGAAAGTCAACAACCCGATTGATGCAATGCCTGAGGACGTCGCCGAGGGCCTCCGCCGCCACGCGGAGGAGCTCCTTGACGATACCAGACCTCTCAACCCCGCAGCGGAGCCAGCGAGGTACCCGACTGAACGGTACTGCAAATGGAAGGGCGAAATGTTTCTGTGGAGTGAAGACGCCCTCAAACAGATCCGGCGGATCGATCCGTTTGTCCGCCCCCTCCCGAAAACCGCATCCCTCGCGGAGCGGCGGGCGTGGCATGCCGACCTCGTTACGTGCGTCGGCGCGCTGAAGCGGGACGAACTGAACGACATCGTGGTGCAGATGGTGACGCTGATGCTGTCCGTCCCGAAACTCGATCTCCCTGAGATGCGGGCGCTGGAGAACTGGGACGGAGTCTCCCCGATCAGGATTGTCGAGGGGCAGGAGGGGTGATCACGATGGATGCAGACCCCGACTATCACATCCCCCCCGCCGCCCGGGAGGAGTTGGAGAAGATCATCCAGGCCGACCTCGAACACGCGACGGTCTCATCCGCGAGCGTCCACGTTGACGACGTCGGCCGGATCATCATAGAAGAACTCGTGCTCCGGCTCCCGGACGGCCGCATGGTATCGGCGTCACCGTTCAGCGCCTCGCCCGACTACGCAGAGGATATGCGGCTGGATGTCTACGACGACCACCTCGCGGGCGGGCACGGCTGGCGCGAGGCGACGATCGATGATGACTACGCCGAGGAACTCGCGGACGCGACGCATGTCTGGCACCCGGAGCCGGACACGGTGGAGGAGGCGAGGCTGTGAGGGACCCCCTCGCCGGCGGGCATGCAGGGGAGAGCCCCTATCGGTACGACCCCGCCGCCCGGCTCTCGCTGACTGCGGGATATTCCCGGGATCCCTTGCACGACTCCCGATACCCCTGGTGGGTCCCTCCCTGCAACCGGTGCGCCTGGAGCCTGGAGATCGTCCGTGAGCGCACCCGGGAGATTGAGCGGACCCGGCAGTTGTTCGTGACGATCGATGCCGCGATCGCCTGGGGAGAGGCCCTGCGAGGGGCCCAGGCGCTCTACCGGGCGCAGCGCCGGCAGGCTCTCACCGCGATCATAGGGGGGCTGCTCGTCGTGGTCCTGGTGGTCGCGGCGGCGATGTGAGGTATGAGTAATGGTAGAGGACTGCAATGACAAGCGGTAGCACACCCCTCACCCATTTCTCCTGCTTCAGCGGCATCGGCGGGATTGACCTAGCCGCCGAGTGGGCGGGGTTTCAAACGCTCGGGCAGGTAGAACTTAAAGAATACCCGTATGCAGTGCTCCGTCAGCACTGGCCAGACGTACTAAAATGGAGAGATATCAAGGATGTCACAAGTGGATCTATCAGGAGAGCCGGTATTGCACAACCCCCGACCGTATTATCCGGGGGTTTCCCATGCCAGCCGTTCTCTTCTGCCGGCAACCAGAGAGGCACGGTTGATGACCGCTATCTCTGGCCGGAAATGCTTAGAGTCGTGCAGGAATGTAGGCCCGCTTGGATTGTTGGAGAGAATGTTGATGGGTTCGTCGGAATGGCACTCGACGAATCACTTGCTGGTTTGGAGCGTGCAGGTTACGCCTGCCGGGCGTTCGTATTTCCGGCTGAAGCAGTTGGAGCCCCGCACGAAAGATATCGGTGCTTTATTGTTGCCCACCGTCTGTGCAGCGGACAAGAGCGGGCACGGGTATCAATACGACAACGGCGACCGGACAAAGATCCGGCTGACGCTCCCGGGCTATGTGAGGATGATCCCGACAATGCACGCGAATGCACATACTGGGCCTGGAAGGCGGGGTCTAGGAGGTGTGAACATACAGACCGCGCTGAAAGAATCAACTGGTATGAAGCTGCAACCCGCTTTTGCGGAGTGGATGATGGGGTTTCCAATCGGGTGGACCGAATTGAGGCGCTAGGGAATGCAGTTATGCCGCAACACATCTCCCCCATCATGAATGCAATTGCAGCGATCGAGGAACAAAATTACAGCCTGAAAGGGCTGGTAGAAAAATGACGGATCACCAGTGGCACCGGGCGAAATGCCCCGCATGTGGGAAATCTCAATTTGATGTGTACGAATCGCATTGGACTGAACACGATTGTGATACGGGCGAACTCATAGAGGGCTATGCACTCAAGGTCGCGTGTCGGGCGTGTAAGTCCATCCTCCAAGCGATTGGCGGTTGATCTATCACTCCTCCCCCGACGAGCGATAGATCGACCTCCTTTTCTTTATCAACCCATATAAACCCGGGCAGCCTATCAAAACATCCCTGAGACTGCAACTATCACATCCGACAAAAACAGATAGGTGCTCGCACCACTCCCGATAGAAAAATATATATACTAACGGCTATTATATAGCGGTGATGACTGGGGAAGCGTACAGGAAGTGGGAAATCCTTCGCCGCCGACGACGAACCTGCGGCGAGGAGGAGGATCTCCCTGCCAGAGCATACAGATATCATTCCAACCGCGCCGGTCGAGTATCGTGTCGCGGGGTACAGTCAGATGATCAAGACGGCATCGGCAACCGGGACCACTGCCCGGATCTATGTGCCGAAGTTGTGGACGGGCAAGCGGGTCGCGATGATCTTGTTGGACCCGCCCGACGACCCCTCTTTTCCCTGACGGATTCGAACACTTCGTCCTGAATCCGCCCGGGGGTATCTGGACCAGATGTTCGAATCCGTCTGCGTTATATATTCTGGCACCTATGCACCTGTATGGCAATATCGGTCACGGATGCGGAGAAATCTATCAGTAACGCCCTCGCAGATGGGCGGATCACCAACCCCGACGCGGCGGCGCTCCGGGACTTTTTATCCGACGCTCGCGCCACGAACGGCATATCCCCCAACCGGATCAACCTCTACGCCTCGTCGCTCTGCCGCATGGCCCGGTTCCTGCCCGGGGGCCTTATCGCAGCGTCGGCGGCAGACCTCTACGCGGGGGTCGCGGATCTCCGGGGGCCGACCGCCTACAAGGGACGCCCCTACAAGCAAAACACCCTTCAGAGCACGATCACGATCGTCCGGCTGTTCTATCGGTGGGCCGCCGAGAATGGATACACCGAGATCCCGCAGCCGCGCATCGACCGGCTCAAGCCGCCGCACCGGGACCGGATGACCAAGACGGCGGGCCAGATGCTCACCCCCGAGGATGTGCAGGCGATCGCCGGGGCGTGCCGCAGGTCATCCGACCGGGCGATCCTCTGGATGCTCTACGAGGGGGGGTTCCGGGTCGGGGAGCTGATCGAGATGACGTGGGGGCAGGTGACGTTCGACCAGTACGGCGTCGTGGTGAACGTCGACGAGAAGACTGACCGGCCTCGATATGTCCGCCTCATCATGGCCGCAAAACCCCTCGCAGCATGGCGGGCGGATTACTACTTCGACCCGACCCCCGAGACCCCCGTCTTCCTCGACACGAGGTGCCGCCCGATCACCCGCGCCGGGGTTACCCAGATGCTCCGGCGGGCGGCGCGTCGGGCCGAGGTCGAGAAGCACATCACCGCGCATCTATTCCGGCACTCGCGGATCACGCATCTGATCAAGGAAGGGGTGAATGAGTCGGTGATCAAATTGATGATGTGGGGCAATATTAACACCGATATGTTCGCCACCTACGCGCACCTCACCGGCGTCGATATCGACGCGGAGATGCTCCGGACCTACGGGATCGCCCCGGAGCCGAAGCAGCGGCACCAAAAACTCGCCCCGATCCAGTGCCCCAAATGCGGACAGGTGTGGCCCGCGGGCTGGCGGGTCTGTGAGTGCGGGGAGATCCTCGACGAGGACTTGAAGAAGACTGCGCTTGATAAGGAAAAATACGCACAGGAAAGTGGCGATTATCAGAAACTCCTCGCACAGCTCCGGCGGGACCTGCGCATTGAAGATAGATAGATCACTTTCGCCGTGCGCACGCACAAGAACTATGTCGGGGAGGGGTAATCACTCTTCCGAGCGACAATGGAACACGAAATCGACGACAGCGACCTCGCGCAGATGCGCGACCCGATCGCACGGATGATATGGCAAAAATGGATCAGAGATGGGACTGCGACACGCTCGCCGCCCCCTCACCCTCCCTCCGGGGGCTGATCCAGCCCCAAATCTCTCCTGAGCTGCGCGAGGATCCGCTGATAGTCCTCCGACTCCTGCGCAACCCGCTCCTTCTCCCGAACATCATAATCCTCCAGGTACGACCCGATCATTTCGAGGATCATACTTGTGCGCTCCCGGTAGGGGCCGCGGATCTCATCGATCCGCTCCACCATCCATGCAGGGATGCGGAGGGACACCCGGACCGTACCCTCGTTTACCTCATTGTCTGACATGTACTCGCATTTGCATAGCTGTCCGCCGTAATATACTTTTGCCCTGTTTTGCACCATCCTGCGTCAATGTCATACAATGGCGCAACATAGCGCCAAATATATATACTCCGACACCAAATTGATTATTGTATGACACAGACCGACAATGACGCCAACGGCGCACACGGGCCCAGTGTGCGCAAGGTCGGCGGATACCTCAAGCCCGAACTGATGTCGGACTATGCGTATCTCCGGTCACTTGGCTACAACGACAGCGAGATCGTGCGACGAGGGGTGGCTGCGGTTGCCCTGAACGAGCGCAAGATCCGAGGGGTGCAGGCATGACGCACCACGGCAGCATCACAAGGGCAGAACTGCGAGGAATGCGAGATCCCCTTGCCCGGATGGTCTGGGAAGCGTGGATCTCACGAGGGGAAGCAACCCTTACTGAGGATGAATCATGAACGAAAACAATTTTACCGGCCCCTGTGCCACTGCCTGCAAGCCACGGGCGGGAACCGGCATCCAGAGTACTGCTTTTGGCAGCATTATTGTTTCGGCCCAGAGCCACGCATCCCGCGAGACAGGTCTGCCGGGCCGCGTGGACCGCGAGACAACTTCCTGCCGCTCCTGCGGCGCGGAGACGACGAACGATCGGATCTGTGACGCCTGCGCCGATGCGATGCGCGAGGAGCGGGCGGCGGCCCTGGGTGAGCGGTGCCGCGTCCACAGGGTCCGACACGTTGAGGATCTCCCAATCTCTGTAATCGAGGAGATGCAAGCCGCACGGGGGTGGGCATAATGGCCGACCCTCGTCGCGTATATGTCTGCCACGAGTGCGATCGCTGCCCTACATGTGTGGCCGTTAGCGCGCTAGAGTCTGGTGACGAGATGATCCGGTGCCCTCGCGACTACGATGTCTGCGAGTGGACAGAGTTGGATCCAATCCTCGCGGTCGCACTCCTTGGGGTGCTAGCCGGCGAACAGGCTGATCAGATGCCGAGGGGGCGGTGCTGATGGCCGGTCCCTGGCAAATCATGAGTCAGGTCATCAACGACCGTAAGATGTACATCGCCGGCCGGCAGAAGAACCCCGCAGAGCCCCTGCACGGCGGCAACGTCGAATACTACGGAGGGTATTCCGATAACCGCGAATCGGTCACGGCATTGGTCGAGGACCTCAATGCCGGGAGGCGGTGCTGATGGACACAACAACGATCTCGGTATCAGAGGTTGTGTTCCGCGAGGATCTCTACCCTCGTATCGAGCACGACCCTCGCCTCGTGCAGAAGTACTCCGAGGATCTCGAAGTGCTCCCGCCGATCGAGGTCAACCAGCACCATGAACTGATCGACGGTTGGCACCGTTGGACGGCATACCGGAAGATCGGCGCTGAAACCATACCCGTAATCATCACGCAGACAAAGAGTGATGTCGAGTTTCTCTCGCTCGCAATCGAGCGGAACGCCAAGCACGGGCAGCAATTAACCAACACAGATAAAAGGAAGATGGCGATCCGCCTCTTCAACAGCGGCGCGGGTGTGTCTGATAAGACATACCTCGCAAAGATCCTCTCTGTCTCGCAGAAGACGATCGACCGCTACCTCAAAGAGACAGAAGACCGGATCAAGGTAGACCGCGACGCGAAGATTTTCGGCATGTACCTCTCCGGCCACACGCAACAAGAGATCGCGGATGCGGTCGGTGTAACTCAGAAGACCGTCGACAACGGGTTGGAATCTTTAGTAAATTTAGACAGGTGTCCGAAATTACTAAAGATCGCCGCGCTCTTCGAGGATGATTTCAAGGCACCTTTATACAACGTGTGGCGGTTCACCAAGTCCTCAAACAACGTCGCGCACTTCGGGGAGTCCGAACAGACGATCGTCGAAAACCTCCTCTATCTCTACACCGCCCCGTTCGATCTGGTGGTCGATCCGTTTGCCGGCGGAGGCTCCACAATCGACATCTGCAAGAAACGTCTCCGGCGGGTCTGGGCGTCTGACAGGAAACCGATACCCGAGCGAGAAAACGACATCCGCAAACACGACATTGTAACGGACGGAATACCGCCGTTAAACAACAGGTGGTCTGACGTATCATTAACCTACCTCGACCCGCCGTACTGGAAGCAGGCGGAGGGGCAGTATTCGAACGACGCAGAAGACCTGGCAAACCAGAGCATAGAGGACTTCACACGCAACCTCTCGAACCTCGTCATCGAGGTCGGGAAGCGGCAGTCGAAAGGTGTGATCGCACTCCTCATCCAACCGACGCAGTGGAGATCACCGGATAGGAAGTTCACGGATCATGTTTTTGATGTCATCCGTGCCGTGCAGGACTCCGGTGTCAACCTCGAACTCGTGAACCGCGTATCGTGTCCGTACAACAGCGAACAGTATAACCCGCAGATGGTGAACGTGGCAAAGGACGAGAAACTCCTCCTCGTGCTCACGCGGGAACTGATCGTCTGGAGGTGCGGGGTATGAGCGGGGAGATGCGGTTCCGCGTCCGCCTCGGCCGTTCGCTTGACCCGCGATACCGACAGTACCCCGAGTGGTACTTAGAGATCACCGGGGAAGATGGCACCGAAACGGCAATCTCTCCGAAGTATTCCGAGTTGTGTGATATCTTCGAGCAGATATTCGCGCACGAGTTCCTCAACGACGCGATGCGCGGCCGCACTCCAGATTATACGCGGAAGCGGCTGATGTTCCACCTCCCGGCACTCCTGGATAATGCACAGACTCGCTTCGGAAAATACTGGAAGAACCCAGTCGAGATCCCGCGTGAGTATCATATCGGAAACAGACCTGTGTATCTCGATGAATTTGATTCCTTGGAGGCGAGTGCATGAGCAACCTCCTGGAGCGGGCGTTCATGGCCCGGCTTCGCGCGGATGAGTATCGCGCTGAACTCAAGGCGCTGGAGAAGGAGTTCGACGAGCGCGAAGACGTCATCGCCCTCAATCGCCGGATCGACCGCTGCGAGCACGAGCGACAGACCTGCATCGAGCAGGCGAAGATCGCCGGCGTCAGCAAGTTGGGGAACTATGTCCTCAAGATCCGCACCCGGAAAACCCGCACCGTCGTGCCGAAACTCTTTTTCGCCAAGCACGGCGCGGAGGCGTTTGTTGAGTGCTGCACGGTCGCGATCGGCAAGGCGGAGGCGCTGCTCGGCAAATCCGCGCTCGATGACTGTTGCGAGGTCGAGGTCAAGGAGATCGGTGTAACCGTCGAATACGAGCGGCCCGAGAATCAGGGGGAGGTCGAGGGTCTATGATCGACTCCATCTTCCTCACCACCACGGCGACCTACAACGATAAGGCAGACCTCTGGGTCGCCGACATCAAGGGCTACCCGGTCACCGGCAGGGGCGAGAGCCCCGAAGAGGCCGTGATGAACGCCCGCGACGGACTCCAGAAGTTCTTCCTGGAGATGGCCGGGCGGCGCTACGTCTCCGTGGTGTGCTCCCCCATCTCGCTCAAGGCCGAGCTGGAAGTCCGGATCGAGTCCGACCGGGGCACGTCGCTCTCGGAGTTTGGGCTCGACCTCAGCCGCGAGGAGCAGGGGGGATCGGAGTGAAGATCCTCACCTGCTCAGAAGACCGCGCTATCGGCGTCGTCGTCCCTGAAGAGCATGATACGTGCGAGGAGGTCGGGGCGTTCGAGGTCAAGGCCCTCGAAACCGCCCTCAAGATCATGAAGACCATGGGATACACCACGGTCAGGCTCGGAGAACTCACTGTCCCCGGGGTAGGGGAGTCGCTTCTCACGCTTACCGGCGTCCCAAAGACCAGAGATACCCCCCAGGGCCTTGATGGCAAGATGGCCGTCGCCCCGGCGGCTGTGGAGGAGGTGGACGACTGATGTCGACCATCAAGTACGCTGCGGCTGTGAACCTGGGGAACTACGAGTCCCTCCGGGTCGAGGTCGAGGGTGAGGGCGCGGACACCGCGAAGATGGCTCTCGACCAGGCGCTCGCATCCATCCAGGGTGACGCGGGTAACCCGGCGGTTGTAGATGCGATCGCCCGATACCGGAAAGGGGTCCTGGGTCGGTCAGGGCTCCTGTCCGAGGAGCGGGCCCCCACCAGGGACTCGCCGCCGAAGAAGAGCGAAGCGGAGCAGGGGAAGGCTGGGGTTGGCAAGGCCGACCCGACCGCCGTCGCCAGGCTGGAAGAGCCGGCCACTACTCCGACGCCTGCCCCCGTGACCCTCGATCAGATCTCACCGCTGCCAGAGCGGATCCCTGCACCCACTCCCGCCCCCGCTGCCGGCGATGGCGTCTGCGAGGCGTGCGGGTGCGGTGTGCCGAAGGCGCAGGTCAAACTCTCGCAGTTGTTCATGAGCAAAACGTTATGCAAGGCATGCATGGAGGCGCCATAATGGCATCGCATATCGTCTCTCAGATGATCTCGACACACGACGAGTTCATCGGGGCGATCTACCGGGCGTGTGGATCGCGCCCGTTTACTGCCGCAGAACTCCGGCGATGTGGCGTCGTTGAGCCGGTAGGATGCAGTCTGCAGAAACTCCACGCCCGCGGCTGCACCGAGCGGGAGAAGGGGGTCCTCCGGGGCCCTTGTGTCTGGCGACTCTCGCCGGAGGTCGTGCAACATTACGAGGCCAAGGGGGTGCAGGCATGAGCAAGATCGTCCGATCCCCCTGCCCGTGGTGCGAGGGGGAGAAAGCGAAGTACAAACAGGGCGAGCAGGCCCTCCGGTGCACACTGTGCAAGAGGGAGCGGCCTGCTCCCGCATATCTATCCGGGGTGAGCGCGTGATCATCGTCATTGCAGACGTCGATGAGATCGCGGCACTGCTCGGGCTCTCGACCGAGCGGCACCCGACCATCATCCGGCCGCAGACGAGCGGCCCCTGCGTGCACTACGATCCCGACGGGGTGTATTACTCGCCCCCGGGCGGCGAGCACCAGGACGAGCCTCCGGTCTGCGCCTACCCCTATCCCTGCGATGAGGGGTGCCCGCACCTGGACGACCCTGCAATCCTCTGCCCGGTCAAGGACGCCTGCTATGCGATGCGAGATCTCGCCCGCCTCCGGTCCGCCTGCGAGGAGCGGGACCGTGAGATTGGGATGGATGCCGCCCCAGTTCCGCAGTCGGACTACGTGCTCGCCCCCCGGGATCCTCGGGGGTCCAGCGGCGACGCAGAGGTGCCGGAGTTCCCGGCCCTCGAACCGGACGAGGTCGCACCCTACAAGGTCGTGGCGAAGAAAGGCCGGGCGCCGGGGCATGTGCAGGAGTGGACCGCCGAAGAAGATGCGGCGCTGCTCGGCGCGGCGAACCGGCATGAAGCCCTCTCCCTGTATCACGAGCGGGTGCCGAACTCGGAGCGGTCGGACGCGGCGATACAGCGACGATGGTATGACATCCGAGAGCCGCGGGAGCGGGCTCGCGCGGCACGACGAGACGAGTGGTCCGCCGAAGAAGATGCGGCACTCATCCAGGCTAGTGCAGTCGCGGACGTCGTCGGCCAGTTCCGGGAAGCGTTCCCGGACTCGGAGCGGTCAGACAAGGCCATCACGAGCCGGTTCTACCGGGTCCGGACTCGTGCCGACCGCCTGCACGAGGCGGCACCCCCGGCCGCTCCCGTCGAGGCCGTGCCTCCGGTCACCCGGGAGAGACCGGATCTGATCGCCCCCCTGAGCGCGCCAATCGCCCCCGGTGACCGCGTCGCCCTGGTCGATGACCCCGGCCTCGTCGGTACTGCGGTTATCGTCAACGTCCGCAGCAAATTCGCGTCGGTGGAGTTCCCCGACGACGATGGCCCGGCCCGGGTCTACCCTCTCAGTGCCCTGCGGCGGGTGATCGTGTGACCGACCACCTCGTGCCTCGGGCGCGGGTGCAGGTCATCGCCCCCTCCTCTCTCCAGGGATTTACCGGGACGATTCTGAAGCATTACCCGGTGACCGGGCAGTGCCTCGTCGAGTTCCCCGCGAGCAAGGGCATCTCTTGGATCGCGGATGAGTGCCTGGAGGTATTGGCATGATGGAGGCAAAAACCTGCACCCGGTGCCACCGGGCCCTCCCCCGCTCGGAGTTCTACAGGAACCCCAAAACCCCGGACAAACTGAACTATTGGTGCAAGACCAGTATCGGGGAGTCCGTGCTGGCTCTCCGGGCGCAGCGGAAGGCCGGGAAAGGGACTCCGTTCAAGAACCCCCTCATGAATGACCGCGCCTGGCTCGTGCAGCGATATCTCCGGGACCTCAAGACAATCGGGGAGATCGCTGCGGAGGCGGGGGTCTGCCAGCAGACAGTCCGAGACGCGCTGCACATGCACGGGATCTCGACGATCCCGTGGAATATGAGGAGCCGGCTCAAGTCCCGGACGGTGAGCGCGTGAGGCCGAGTACCTGCACCGGCTGCCGGTCGCACTACCAGGAGCGGCACTGGTGGATCTTTGAGATCGATTTCTGCGGGCTCGACGGTAACGTGGTGGGATTCTCCTGCCCGCTTGGGTGCGTCGATACCGAAGGATGCTCTGCCTATGAGCGCCCGACTGCGTGGCCTGCGGGGGCGGTCGCGTGACGCCACAGTGCTCCACGCGGGGCTGCCGGTGTGCGGCAACCCACGAGATCGAGATCCGGGGACCGGGCGCGGACTGCTCCGTCTACTATTGTTGCGACGAGCACCTCCCGCTCTGGGACGCGCTGATGTGGGGTGTTGACCGCGTTCGGAGGTTGCCGGGGGCGGTCGCGTGATCCGCCCGATCCTCTACCTCAGCGGCCCCTACAGCGCGGGGAACGGGCGGACCGTCGCGGAGAACATCGCGGTCGCCCGGGCACACGCAGAGGCTGCGGCGCGGAAGGGTTGGATGCCGTTCACGCCCCACCTCAATACCGCTCATTTCGAGGATTTTTGCCCGAATGTCTCGCACCAAGAGTGGCTGGACGGGGATCTGACGATCCTCCGGGCTCTCTCTCGTGCGGGTGTGGCCGTATTGCTGCTACCGGGATGGGAGGGGAGCAGAGGCGCGCGGTTAGAGCGAGATTGGGCGATCCACCTTAATCTAGAGGTCTTCGATCCACCAACGACCCCGGAGGCGATCCCGCCTGCATCGATCCGGAGGTGGTGCCGATGAGCCGAACGGAGGTGCTGAAATGTTCCTGAACTGCGGGCAGGCCACCCCCTCAAAAGATGCGGTCCGCCTGGTGATCTGGGACGGCGCCATCGAGTACGTGTTCAGCCTGACGATCCCGGACGTCTCTGCCCTGCTCCAGGAGCGAGCGGAGTCGATCCCCGTCGGGCGGCAGTTCGGGCTCCTCGAAAACAAGGCATACGGCAGGGCGCGGCTCACCAACCCCTGCGCGGATGGGCAGCGGAAAGGGGTTGCGTTCTGGTTCCCCTGCTTCCCGGGCCGGTTGTTTTCAGTCTCGCGCGTGGGGCTCGCCGGGGTTGCCCGGAGTGTCACCCGGGGCGCGGGGGACCACTGGCTGGATGCCGTGGTCTCGGAGATGATCCCGGACCCGGGGCCGGTGCGGATGGGGGTGCGGGCGTGACTCAAGTCCGCTACCCCCATCGGGCCACGAAGCGCCTTGAGGACCTGGTGCTGCTGAACGGTCCAAAACTCCATGACAGGATCTATGACGAGGTCCTCGTTGCCGGGCTGGAGTTCCATCGCGACCAGGCGGAGGAGTATAGCGAGATTATCGCGCTCCTCGGCACCCTCAGGGAGGTCCACCGAGAGTACAGCGACGAGGCCGGGCCGTTCGGCGATATGTTCGGCGAATACATGGAATGCAACGGCGAGACCTCAGAGCGCAACGGGCAGTTTTTCACGCCGATCGATGTCGTCGATATGATGGTGCAGATGACGCTGCATAGCACTGATCTTGACCGGCAGCAACCGTGGACCTTCTGCGATCCAGCGTGCGGTACTGGACGATTCATGCTCCGGACCGCCCACCACTTCGCGAAGGAGAACAAAGGGGCGCTGAACTTCCTGTTCACGAACGTCGATATCGACCGCAAGGCGTTCACGTATTGCACGATGAACGCGGTCCTGAACGGTATCCCTGGGATCCATATCCACGGAGACACGCTGCGGATGGAGGTCTGGGATGCGTTCGCGACAGTGCCGATCGGGCAGGTCGCGCCCTGGACACGAGTGCGGCCGGAGACGGCGAAGGCGTGGCTCGTGCAGGCACTCCAGGCCCCGACGCCCACGCCCACGGTCCGGCAGGAGACCGTGCAGACTTCGCTGGAGGCGGGGGCATGAGCGAGCAAGTTTGCGAACTCTTCTGTGGAGCCGGGGGTATGGGCCTCGGGTTCTCGCAGCATTTCAACGTGGTCGAGGCTGTGGACGTCCTGCCGGAGGCGGTCAAGACCTACGGCGCGAACCACCCCGAGACCGACGCCCGTCGGCGGGATGTGCGCGACCTCTCCGGCACCCGAGGGGATTTCGACGGTATCACCGGGATCATCGGTGGGCCGCCGTGCCAGGCATGGAGCCGACGAAACATTCGGCAGACGCCTGACGATCCCCGGGCGACGCTGCTCGACGAATACATGCGGATCGTCGAGGAGGCCCGCCCCCAGTGGTTTGTCCTGGAGAACGTAGTCACGGTGCCGAAGGCGGCGAAGCAGAGGGTTATTGACCGGGCTAAGGGGCTCGGCTACCATGTGACTTCTGCCTGCCTGAACGCGGCGGACTACGGAGCTGCACAGACCCGCCGCCGCTGGATCGCGATCGGGTGCCGAGGGAGAACTATCCTGGAGCCCCGGAAGAGTCGGTCGCGGAGCGTCCGACAGGCGTTCGCAGGGATCCGGGAAAACTGGGGGATCATGCGCTCGTCGCCGGAGACCCTCGCCCGACTCGCGACCGCCACGACCGACGACTGGGCGGCGATGAACGGAGAGAATCGGAACATG